TCGGGTGGCTCACTTACCGGAACGCCGGGCCGAAATTGGATATGAAAGCAACTGAGGGGGAATACGAATGACCAAAGACGAAAAGGGCTTTCTCGCCTTCTTGGCACTAGCCGCGCTGTTCACCGCCGCCTGCGCATGGTCCAGCGCCTGGCCGCATGACGTCAAGCGGCCAGAGCTCAACAAGTGGTTCGATGGCCTGACCAGCGGCAAGGGCCCGTGCTGCTCGAATGCCGACGGCACCGCGCTGTCCGATCTCGACTGGGATGCCAAGGACGGGCATTACCGCGTTCGCATCGAGGGGCGATGGTGGGATGTGCCGGATGAGGCGGTGCTGCGCGAGCCGAATTTGTCGGGCGTGACGATGGCGTGGCCGGTGTACCGGCGTTGGCCGGGCAATCTGCAGATCGACATTCGTTGCTTCATTGTCGGAACCATGGGGTAGATCATGAGAATCTGGTTCGATACCGAGTTCATTGAGGACGGCAAGACTATCGACCTCATCAGCATCGGCATGGTCCGCGAGGACGGCAAGACGCTGTACCTGGAAAATCTCAGTTGCGAGGTCGCGCTGGCGTCGGATTGGGTTAAGCAACACGTCCTCAACAAGCTCGATTATGTCCGGCACGGCGTCGCGCGCGAGGAGATCGCGCCGAAGGTCCTGGCGTTCGCCGGCGAGAAGCCGGAGTTCTGGGCCTACTATGCCGATTACGACTGGGTCGCGCTGTGCCAGCTGTTCGGTACCATGATGGATCTGCCGAAGGGTTGGCCGATGTATTGCCGGGATGTCAAGCAGCTGTGCGACAGCCTCGGCAACCCGCCGCTGAAGAAACAGGACGACGGCTCGGAACACAACGCGCTCGCCGATGCGCTGTGGACGAAGGCGGCTTGGGAATTTTTGCAGGCGTGCCGGTATCGAAAATGAAGATCGCCCTCTGCACGACTACCATCCACGTTCCCCATGCCCTCAAGCTGCTGCGCAAGTGCTCGGAGGATGTCCGCTTCTTTGTGGCGCTTGACGAGAAGTCGCCGTTTGCAGCGATCGCATCTTGGGACGGTCGGGAATCGCGAGATCCTGTGCGCGTCACGACCATGACCAACACGGAATGGTTGGCGCCGTCACACCAGAAAAAATGGAAGTGCTCGGAAGCGATCGGTTGGAACACGCTGGCTCGACGCAACATCGCTTTCCTTGAAGCCCTCAAATGGGGCGCCGACGTTATCTACTCGTGGGACAATGACAATTTGCCGACCAACTGGCTCCATTTTTCGAATCTGAAGAAAGTTCTTGCTCATCCGTTCGACGGCATCAAGGTTACCAATACGGACAGTAATTGGTTCGATCCCGGTTCGTTGCTGATTCCTGCTACCCGTCAGCGGGGTATACCGTGGAATCATCGGAATGCAAATTGGGCCGAGCCTGTCACCGATGCCAAGGTCGGTGTGGTTTCCGGCCTGATCTTCGGCGACCCGGATTGTGATGCTTCGACGCGCATCGAAAAATCGCCGGATATTGGGGCCTTGCATGTCCTCGGGCAAGTTGGTGTTGTTGTTGATCCGAACACGTGGACTATATTCAATAGCCAAAACACGGCACTTTTGCGCGAACTGATGCCCGCGTTTTTCTTGATGCCCGGTGTCGGCCGCCACGATGACGTGTTCGGATCGCTGATTGTCCAGCGCGTGATGCGCGAACGCGGTTACCACGTCCATCTCGGCGCGCCGTTTTGTTACCAAGCCAGGAATCCGCACAACCTCGTTACCGACCTCCGCGCCGAGATTGACGGGATGGAGCGGGTGACCGAGATTGCCAATGCACTTGACGCGTTCAGGTTGATGCCCGGCGCTTCGGTCGTCGAGCATACGCGGGCGCTTTACATTTACCTTGCCAGTCTGTGCCTGATTCCCGATGCGGGGTTCGCCGCCGCAATGGCGTGGCTGGAAGATTGCGAAGGACTCGGCCTATGAAACTTGTCATTGGCTTCTCAACCAAGGACCAACTCGCTCTCACCGAGCAGTCGTGGGAGCGGCTCGTTCACTCGCTACCGAAGTACGATCCGATCATTCAGGTCCTCTGGGCCGACGCTTCGAAGACCGCTAAGGCGGTCGAGTATTGGGATGAGCAAGCGTCGGCGCTCGACATTGCCGAGTGCGTCACCGGCGGCGCCGACGCGGCGATCGCGTGGAAGCTGACCAAGGCATTGCAGGTTCGAGACGCCACCCACATCATGCTGCTCGAGAACGACGTCCTTCTCGACGAGGACTGGTTCGAGCCGACCATGGCGCTGTTCGAGAAGGGGAGAGCCTATGGCCTTGCGGTTGGAGCGGTGTCTGCACGATCTTACGTTGACCGCGTGCTCATTCAGCGGAACGGATACGCCGTCATGCACAATATCGGCGCCGGTATGGTGGTCTTCACCCGTGAGGCTGCCGAGACCATTCTTCGTTCCTTTCGTACCCACTGGTGGCCAACCAACCGACTCTTGTTCGCCCAGCTCAGCGGCATTGACCTCGCCACCTACGCCTGCTTCGGCGGCCGCGACCAGTGGGTCACCACCGATTGGGGGTGGGAGGCCCAACTTGCCAGTCACGGCTTCGCCTCTCTCGCTTTGACCCCGGCGAAGTGCCAGATGATCGGTCAGGTGCCGCCCTTGGAGCAGCAGGGCCTGGAGATGACCGGTAGCGGATCTGATCTGATGCATGTTGCGCGAGATGATGTCGCGTTCGAGATGTATCGCTGCAAACTTGCTGCGGTTCGTCGAGGCGGCTTCAAGACCGACCTACCTGGTACCATTCACCGCGACGGCGCCGGCATGCTTTTCTTCCCGCATCAGCTCGGCTATCTCGCAGGGGGTCCGTCATGGCAAGGCACATTGGAATTGCAATGGAGCCAGGGTTTCGGCCCGTTCGCCTACCGCGCTGGTCCGGGCGGTGCATCTCTTGGCCTGCACATCTCTGGTTCCTCGCAGCTCCTCGTCACTGGCGGTGTTGCCGGCGCCCGCGTCGCTGTCCGTGACACCCGTTCCGGTTTCAACTTCGCGCCCGAGCTGCCGCCGGCCACCGACATCATCTCGCTGAACGTGCCGGGCGGACCGGTGCCGCGCAAGATCACGCTTGAGCTCGGTGAGGGCGCCGTGTTTTATGGGCTGCAGACCGCCGACCCGCAGATGCTGGATACGACGTTCCGGTTTAATTGGCGCCAACTTCCAGAGGCGAAATGAGTCTATTTAAAGCAGTGTGGTGCTGGCTCGCACACCGTCCACACTGGACAACAGAATCGTTTTATCATTCTCGTTTAATGCGGTGCGAAAAGTGCAATCGCCAATGGGTGGAGTACGATCGATGAAGAAGTGTCTCGTCCTCGGCGCCGCCGGCCACATTGGCGGGCATCTCGAACATCGCCTTCGCGAGGAGGGCCACTACGTCGTCAGCGTTGCCCGCAAACCTCCTACCTTCCGGAAGTCAGCCGCAGATGAATACAATGTACTTGATCTTACTAATACGCCGGACTTTCATCATCATTTCTTTCGACATCATTTTGACGAAGTGTATCAGTGCGCTGGAAATGTCGGAGGCTTGGGATACATTGGTTCTGGCGATAACGATGTTGATATTCTGACCAACTCGCTCAAGATTAACCTCCACACCCTCGAGGCGATCCGCAAGACCGGTGCATGCAACCGCATTTTCTTTGCCTCCTCCCAGTGTGTCTATCCTGACAACCGGATCGAGATTGATCCGTATGCGTCCGAACGGATCGCCCCGCCGCCGGCTCCATGGAAGGAGACCGACGCGGTGTTTGAGAACAATTTCGCTTTTGCCAAGGAGAAGCTGTATGCTGAAGCTCTCTACCTCGCCTTTTCCCGAAATCACGGAATTGACGTTCGGATCGGACGGCTCGGCAACACTTACGGTCCGTACTGCGCATGGGACGGTGATCGGGCTAAAGCTCCAGCCGCAATCTGCCGACGAGTTGCGCAGGCACCTTATGCCGGGGTTGTTGAGATATGGGGAGATGGGAACGCCAGTCGCTCTTTTACCTATGTCGATGACGCCGTCGAAGGCATCATTCGGCTGATGCGATCGGGCTATTCCGGCCCCGTCAATATCGCCCATCCCGACACGATGACCATCGCCGAGCTGTTCGAGACGGTCTGTTCGGTCGCCGGCAAGGTCTTGGCGTGGAAGCCGACGGCCGGTCCGGAGGGTGTTCGGCACCGCGGCAGCGACAACACCCTGTGCCGGAAGGTCCTGGACTGGGAGCCGTTGACTTCTTTGTGGGACGGACTGGAAAAGACGTATCCATGGGTGAGGGATCAGGCGTTGACAAAGGCTGCTACATAGTATACCCCAATTGTAGTACAAAAAGGGGAGACCATTATGATACTGGGGTATTGCCGCGTTTCGAGCGCCGATCAGGCCAAGGACGATCGCTCGTCTTTGCAGGTCCAGACCGACATCATTGAGGGCTTCGCCCGCACCCGCGGCATCGACAAGTACGGCGTCCAGATTTTCACCGATGCCGGCGTGTCCGGCGCGGTCAAGCTTGCCTGCCGGCCCGCCGGCGCCGACCTCCTCGCCGCCATGGCCCCGGGCGACACGGTGATAGCCTCGAAGCTTGACCGCATGTTCCGCAGCGCCTCCGATGCGCTGAACATGTTCGAGGTTTTCCGCGAGAAGGGCGTGCACCTGGTGCTGTTCGACATGGGCACTGAGTCGGTCCTGGAGTCGGCGATCGCCAAGCTGATCGTCACCATCCTGGCGGCGGTGGCCGAGATGGAACGGGTCCGGATCAAGGAGCGGACCGCCGACGGCCGGAGGGCGAAGAAGGCCAAGGGGGGACCGGTTGGCAATGTCCCGTTCGGCTATCGGAAGGTCGGCACCGGTCACGAGTCGATGCTGGAGCTGCATCCCGAGGAGCAGGTCGCCGGCACCCTGATGCGGCAGTGGTATCAGGGGCGGATGTCATTGCCGGCGATCTCACAGGAGCTGGCCGCGCAGGGCATGCTGTCGCGCGCGGGGACGCCGTACACGCCGATGGCGATCAGGCGGGTGATCTCGCAGGAGGCGACACAATGACCGACGGCCCTTTCACCGACGACATGGCGCGCAATTTCCTGACTCAAGCCAAGATGCAGCGGGAGATCATCCCTCACATGGAGGAGATGGCCCAGAAGCTGGCGGCGGCAGGCGTTGCCTCGGAGATGGTTAAGGGCGATTCGGCTTATTTTGCTATTGACCGATGGTGTGACGTGATTCGACGGCGCGCCAGAGAATTGATTACGGAAAAGCGTGAAATACAACGCGTTGCGAAGCCCAAGCAGATCGAGAAAAAGAAGTGAATGAGCTGGCCCGACGTCATCTGGGGATTGATCACGGGCATGCTCCTGCTTCACGCCTGCTCACTGGCGCACCAGCACTTCACGGGCTACGCTCCTCCGGAGTTCATCGTGATCGGAAGGGATGAGATGTCGAGATTGACGGACAAGCTGGCTGCGGCGGCCGCGGTTGCTCCGCGTCAAGCGGCCAAGATCGAGGCGCGGGCGGACACGCTTATTCAGCGCGAGGCGGATATCGAGAAGCAGACTGATCAGGCTTTTCTGCCCCATGAGTTGGTTCTCGACGAAGCAGAGAACGGACTTATCCATTTGGAGAAGGAGCTTCGAATCATGTCGAACGCCCCTTTGTCAGCCTCCGACGGCTCCTCGACCCCTCTTCCAGCCGGTTCAGGACTCGCGTCCACTGAACCCGCAACCTGAAGTGACGCGCATGTCTCCGGAAGAGTTCGAAGCCAAGTGCAAGGAGTTGTGCCCGCGGTGTGCGACCGGCGATCCGATTCGATTTCGTAAAGACACTTCGGAATGGGTTCACGACTGGGCATTCGGTGGCACCGATCCCAAGACGGGCAGGCTTGTCGGGCGAGGCCACGGCATTTGTTTGGCGCAGGAGTTCAGGAAGGCAAATGTTGTTGCGTAGAAAATTTAAAGAAGGAGGAATTAGTTCTTCTTTCGAAGACCGATATAACCATTTTGCTTTTCCAGAACCGAACACCGGCTGTTACATATGGATGGGAAATATAACTAAGCTCGGGTATGCCAAAATGGGCATGACGAGAATGGTGGATGGTAAGAAAAAACTGAATATGGTGTCGGTGCATCGTGAAGCTTACAAGCACTTCATAGGGCCGATTCCAGAGGGAATGGTCTTGGACCACAAGTGTCGAATGCGATGTTGCGTGAATCCGCATCACCTCGAGCCAGTTACTCAACGCGAGAATTGCAGGCGCGGCAATGCCGCAGAAAATAACCGGTTGCTGGCTGCTACGCGAACACACTGCAGGGCGGGCTTGCATTTTATGCAAGAAGGCAACATAGTTTTCCGCGGGAAGATTCGACTGTGTAGGGCGTGTTCGCAAGCGAACTCCCGCAGAAACTACAAGAGGAAGTTACGTGGGTAATCGCGAAGGCGCAATCAAACTCATGGCGCAAGGCGAGCAGGCCGCTCGCGATAAATCGCATGCGACGAATCAGGACCACGCTTATCAGCAATTCGCAAGTGCATGCTACGCCGACCCGACTTATGGGCAGGCTTTTTACGTTAACGGGTGCACTGCTTCGGATTTGATTCGTCCGCATGCGTCTGTCGCACTGTTTCGTCGTGCGCTTGAGTGTGAGCAGACTTCTGGCGAGCGTCATAGAACGCTTACGAATTTAGCATGGGAATTGATGAAAATCGGGAATCACAAAGAGGCGTTGCCTTTGTTGCATGAGGCAATGACTTTGGAGCCGAAGTCGTCACTACCAAATATGCATTGTAGCATGATTTGGCAGATACTCGGTGATACCAAAAAAGCTGTTGGTTACGCGCTGAAGTGCTTTGAACTCGCCGATCCAAATGACGGCCAGGGCTACCCGATTGCTGAGTTTCAACTGGCGTTCGCCTTGTTGTTTGACGGTCAGTTCGCTGCGGGACTGAAGCGCTTTGAATCAAGGTTTGCGGCACGGCTGCCGAATTTTTTGCTTTACCCCTATAAAAAATGGGAAGGTGAAAAAGGCAAGACACTGTTTCTTGTCGCGGATCAGGGCCTCGGTGACACGCTGTCATACGCACGTTTTGTTGAGGCTGCTGCTAAACGCTGTCGTTATATTCATATGTGTACTCAAGCCGAATTGCGTCGCACCTTTGAACATGCTTTCCGGCACCTCCCCAATATCAACTTCCTCCCCTCGCCTTCGAACTTTCCGGGAGATGCGGACGCGTGGTCGACCTTTGTCTCTTTGCCCTATGCACTGGGACTGACCGACGACGAGATCAAGAACGCGCCGAACATCGATGTGCCGCGAGACCCGATGCCGACCTCGTGGAAGGTTCCTGATCGCAAATTCCACATTGGCATTGCCTGGGCTGGTAGCCCGTTGAACGACATCGATAAGCACCGAAATATTCCGATTCATCACTTCATGGAATTGTACCGGGTGCCCGGTGTTCAACTCTACGCCCTGCAGTGTGATGCCAAAAAGTCCGACTTGAACTTGTGGGGCTTCGCCCCGCTGGTCAAAGATCTCAGTGGTTACCTTCGTTGCATCGCCGACACCTATTCGGTGTTGCCGCATCTTGACCTCGTGATTACGGTCGAGTCGGCGCTTGGGCACATCTGCGCGATGGGCGGTCACGAGCACTGGGTCCCATACTCGTGGTGCGGGAGGGACTACCGCGGAGGTTGTAACGGCACTGACGCGCAACGTATCTGGACTCCGAAAGCGAAGTTCTTCCAGCAATCCGACGATATGCGCTGGGAGCCGGTGTTCGAGCGGATCGTCGAAGCTTTGATGGAGAAGGTTGGATGAATTGCAGAACCGACGGCGCGGTTTACGAGATCGACATCGGGCGCGGCGTGGTTTCGTGCAAGGTATTTCTGCCGCCTACCGTCAAGGCACGGCTCAACTCGTGGGAGATGGAGCAGCTACGCAAGCGTATCCACGATGCAATGGAAGACGTGCTGGCTCCGTATTTCCCGCAATATAAATAGGAGGCAGGTGATGCCTTGGAATAAACCCGTCCTCTCGTCCCTCATCTCCGAAGTCGGCTGGGACGAAACGACGGAGGAACTGACCGTCACGTTCGCCAAGTCCGGCAAGACGGCGGCCTACAAGGGCTTTGACGAGGGCACCGCGGACCAGTTGCGGCGGGCGCCGTCGGTCGGCTCAATGTTCCTGTCGGAGATCAAGCCGTTCGCGTCGGCGTGGAGGTATGTGTGAGCAAGCGCGATCCGTGGGTTGCCGCTGCGCGCAAGGACATGGCGGATGTCTACCGCGCCGTGCGCAAGGATTCGCCAGCTATGGCCAGGTTGTTGAAGCGCCGATACGATGCCGCATACAAGGAATTAGAGGTGGAATTTCACAAGATAGTTTACGAGACCGGCACCAGCACTGTCGGTGAGGATTTTCGGGATGCGTTCGAATGACCGAAGACCAGCAACCAGATCCCGTCGAGGCCCGCGCCGCCCTGTTCGACCAGATGGCCGCCCAGATCCGGCTGAACAAGGATGCCCTGTTCGGCGGCGCCTTCCTGATGGTGCCTCCCGACGGCGACCCGTTCTCGTCGCTGATGCTGAACCAGGACCAGGCTTCGATTTTCTGGGCCGCAGTGCAGACATTGTCGACCATGGCGCTGGCTACGCTCGAGCAGGCGCAGCGGCAGCAGGGATTTGGTAGGCGTTAATGAGTGAACAAGGCTACATCGTCGCTCGGCTGCGAGCACGAGCTGTTGAGCGAAGGCTTCGTGATATCAATATGATTGGCGAAGCCAATGTTGCACCTATCGGAAGCTTCTTTGACTGGCAAGCTGCCGAAGAGATTGCCAGCCTGCGCGCCCAGCTTGCGATTGCCGGTGAACATATCGCAGAAATGACGGACCAGCTTGCGACCTCGCAGGAGCTTTTCACGAAGTACGAGGCTGCAGTCGGCGAGTTTGCGAGCGCTATGGTCCTCCTTGAGGATGTTCCAGGCGAGACAGTCCTAGATCGCGTCATGCGCATCGTTGAATGGCATCACGCGCTTGCTGAGGATAACCGCGCAACGAAAGACCAGCTTGCGAGTGCGATGGAGGAAGCCGAGCACTGGAAAGATTTGGTCAGCGGCGCCGATCTCGCAATCAATCCGTTTCCGCTATCTTCTGCTCAAGGAAAGTCAGATGGCTAAATTATCCCGCGCTCATCGTGCCTTGCTAGAGCCCTATGGCGAAGTCTTCAGACGCATGAACGAGAAGATCTTCGACATGTCGGACGAAGACCTTCAGACGCTCAGTGAGGCTGTCGACGCTGTCGATACTAGCGTCTGGTGCATGATCTACGATGCCGCGAAGTGGCTTCGGATGCAAATTGACGATGAGTTCCTTCGAAGGAAGGACAAGACGAATTCAGCATTAAAGACCGCAGACCGCAAACAGGAGACGACCGATGGTCAAACTTGATGCGAAATTCTCTGGCGTGATCTTCAAGATCAAGGACGGCTCGATCGTCACCGACGACGAATACGTGGTGTTTCTGGCGAAAGACACCGCGTTCTATGAGACGCTCCCGACCTATCGCCGAAAATGCATCGAACTCGGAGCGGACCAAGAGCAGATCGACGCCGTCGACCGCATGATCGGCCGCGCAACCGACTGGCGCCAGGACAACCCGGATCGTTGCAAAGTTCCTGATGCCAAGGGCGAGAAGCTCGTCGGCTGACAGCGTTGCACATCACTTAAGGAAACAGAAGTTGACCGATCTACACCAATCGCTTCTCGCCCCGTCCGAGAACAAGTTTCACAAGGGCAACGGCGACGACGGGAAGCATTATTGGCTCACCCCGCCAGACCTTTACGCGCGGCTTCATGCCGAGTTCGGGTTCAACTTCGACCCATGCCCTTTCCCGCTGCCGGAAGGCTTCGACGGTCTCACCTGTGAGTGGGGAACAGTCAGCTACGTAAACCCGCCCTTCGGATCCATCATGCATCAGGGCAAGAAGAAAGGTCCGACCGCGTGGGTTCGAAAAGCGATTGAGGAATGGCAGAAGGGAAAGACGGTGGTCCTCGTCTACCCTGTCGACAAATGGCTGCTGATGTTGGTCAAGGCTATCTTCGGCGAGACAGCCGACATTCGCAATCTCGGTGACGTGAAGTGGATTGCAACAGAAGACAGTACGGCCGGCAAGGGGACTGGTCGGCACATCGCCTGCTTCATCCTCCGATCTGCCTTAACGAGTTGTTAGCGCACTAGGCTCATATGGCCCAACTGGTGCAGCAGCGGGATGATGGCGTAGAATAGCACGATTGCCGCGATCAGGATCACGACCAGCACGTTGATGACGGAAGCGAACGGCTCGGCGATGGGCATCAGGGGCGACAGCTTCAGCCAGCACCAGTAGACGAAGCCGGCGATCAGCATGATGATAATGATTTGAATGATGAGGTCGGGCATGGAAGCCTCCGGGGGCTGGACGGGTAACCGGCTCGGCCTTATAAAGTTCCCATGGTCGGGTGCGGCAGTGCTAGGTCCGGCAGGTTGCGGTTTAGTTAGGCATGGTGTGGCATTCTAAGACAAGGTAAGGCCAGGTCGGGTAAGGTTTATAATGACCATAAAGTGGAAAGAGTTCGGGGCTGATGTTTACGAGCATCGACAAGCTTGCTCGCTGTCTGTGCGTGACTTAGGAAAAAAATACGACATCAGTCACGCTACTGTGTCTCGCGCTGATCGAGGGTTGCCGGTCAGCGCCGAAACTTTTTTGATTTTAACGTCTTATTTTCTTGACATCGACCCCAGAGTGTATTTAAAGTAAGACACAGGCGAGGCAAGATACGCCGTGGTGGTGTATGGCACGCACTGGTTAGGTGAGGTTTTATGAGCAAAATTGTTCAATTGAAAGAGCCGACCGACGGCGGCAACGAAACCATTTCGCACAGTCAACCGTATCACGTTGCGGTGACTGTACGCGGATCGGCAGATTTTCTATTTCATCGCTGGAACGCCGAAGCGGTGGATGAGAAGGCCGCTGCGGCGAAGAACTCCAAGGCGAAGAAAACTGATGACGTTGAGACTTACGTTTATCGAACTGACGCCGGTCAACTTGCGATTCCTGGCGAGTATCTTCGAGGCAGTGTAGTTAACGCGGCGAAGTTTCGACAAGATCCCAGGTCGCCGCGAAAGTCAGCGATGGATTTGTTCAAGGCGGCGATCGTTGTGACGACTCCCTTGGCGACGCTCGGCGTCGGTACTTGGGATTATCTCGACAAGCGTCGGGTTACAATTCAACGCAACGGAATCAACCGGACACGGCCGGCGATGCGCGCGGGCTGGGAAGCAACGTTTGATTTGATGTGCGTCTTGCCCGAGTACGTGGATACGAATACGCTTCGGGAAACAATCGAATCTGCTGGCCGATTGATCGGCATGGGCGATTTTCGGCCGACGTTTGGCAGGTTTGGTATCGTGAAGTTCGAGTAGCTTGAATCCGCTAGGGTAAGGCATGCCTAGGCGGGGTGTGGCAAGGTCAGGCTAGGTAAGCTTCGGTTGGGCATTGGCTCGGCTGGGCAAGGTGTGGTAGAAGGCTCGCTTCGGCGGGCTTTTTTTGTTTGGTGCGTGCATGACGGGTTGGTCACGAGAGAAAAGATTGGCTTTTGAGGCGGCGTTCTATACGTATTTGAATTCCTGCGAAATAAATTCCAAAGACCATGGTGAGCCGATTATACTTGGCAAATATTTGATGTACGGACAACGGGTATTTATCACTGCGATTTTTGATGGATTGGAAATCGATGTTCACGACTATTACTGTCTAAAATCTCGCCAGCTCGGCATCACCACAATCATTCGGGCCTTGTGTGCCTTCTTCCTGGGCGTCCACCGCGGCCTTACCGGAGCCCTTGTTTTCGATACCAACGAGAACAAGAATCTTGCTCGGGACGAGCTCGTCACCATCATCAAGGCGCTGCCCGACCGCCTTAAATTCCCCGGGATCGCCAAGGATAACCGCGACGGCCTGACGCTGTCGAACTCGTCCAAGATCCTGTTCAAGTCGGCCGGCATCAAGAAGACCAAGACCTCGGGCACTCTCGGCCGGTCGGCTGGCGTCTCGCTGGCGCACCTGTCCGAGCTTTGTTCCTACGACAACCAGGAAGGCCTGATCTCATTCCGGGAGTCGCTGTCGGATATTAATCCGAACCGACTTTACATCTACGAGTCCACCGCTCGCGGCTACAACATGTGGAACGAGATGTGGAAGATCGCGCGCAAGGATGTGCGCCATTGTATTTGCGTCTTTATCGGCTGGTGGGCCAAGGACAGCCACAAGATAGAGCGCGGCGATCGCGACTGGGAATTCTACGGCGCCCAGCCCCCGACCCGCGAGGAGCAGGCCAAGATCGACCTCGTCAAGGAGAAGTACGACTTCAGCGTTACTCAGGAGCAGCTGGCGTGGTACCGGCGCGCCATGGACCCATCGGCGGTCGACGAGGAAGAGGTCGATGCTGGCTTCGAGGCCGATCAGTTTCAGAAGCAGGAGCAGCCCTGGGACGAGGAGGAAGCGTTCCAGCAGACCGGCAGTACGTTCTTCGCCGGCGAGACGCTGAAGGTTCAAACTGACAAGTATGTCTCGCGAAAATTTTCGCCGTACATGTTTTTGGGCGGTACCGAATTTTCCGACATGAAGGTTTACAAGGCCGAGACCACTCGCAACATCGAGCTCAAGGTGTGGGAGGCGCCGACCTCGGAGGCCGTCTATGTGCTAGGCGTCGATCCGGCTTATGGCGAGAACGAGCTCAACGACCGCTCCTCGATTCAGGTGCTGCGCTGCTACGCCGATGGCGTCGACCAGGTCGCCGAATACGCCTACCCCATGATCACCACCCGCCACTTCGCTCACGTCGTAGCCGGCATCATGGCCTGGTACGGTAACGAGCCGCTGAGCGAAGTGCACTACATCCTGGAGATCAACGGGCCTGGCAGTGATGTGCTGGCCGAACTCAAGACGTTGAAGTTCCAGATCGAGAACGGCTACGCGCCGCTCGAGGATCAGGGACTGAAGAACATTTTCCGGAATGTCAAATCGTTCATCTACGCGCGGCCTGACTCGATGACCGGTAGCGGCAGCGCTTGGCACTGGAAGACCTCGCCGCAGAATAAGGAGTCGATCCTGGAGGGGTTGCGCGGTTACTTTGCCAATGTCCAGCTTCACGTTCGTTCGCACGATCTGATCGAGGAGATGAAGACGGTGACGCGGGACGGTTCCTCGATCGCCGCCGAGGGCAACCTCAAGGATGACCGGGTGATCGCGATGGCCATGGCCATTCACTACTGGAGCACCAAGATCCGGCGCAACCTGATCGTCCAGAAGCGGACGCGGACGGCCGAGGCCGCCAAGAAGCAGGCTTCCATTATTGACACCACGGCTCTCTTCAACCAGAACATGGTAGCCTCGTTCATGAGCGGGAAGAAGCAGAATCGGCTTCAGGCTCAGCAGCTGGCGATGAAGAACGCGTGGAGGTACGGACGGTGACGCACGAAACTGTTCGAAACGTCGTCGAGATCGTCGGCACCATTGTCGCTATTCTGGCTGTCGGCAGCCTGTTTGTGCTCGCCGCAAAAGCATGGGATCGCTGATGGAAGTTTTAGAGGGGAAGTTTTTTCGCGGCAGGCAGTACAAAGTGATTCCGTACGAGGATCGCTTTATGCGGCATGTAAGTCCTGAGCCCAACTCGGGATGTTGGCTGTGGGAAGCGCACGTTAGCAAAGAAGGTTACGGACGTTTTCATACTCCTGACGGAAGACACGGATGGGCGCATCGGATTTCGTACGAGCTATTTAAGGGTTCGATTCCAAATGGGTTGCATTTAGATCATCTTTGCCGAGTTAGATGCTGCGTGAATCCAGATCACCTCGAACCGGTTACTCAAACCGAAAACAATTTTCGCGGCGAAAGTCACATTCCGAAAAACAAGGTGAAAACGCATTGTAAAAACGGTCACGAGTTCAACGAAAAGAACACGTATTGGTTTTCGTATCGTGATACCATGCACAGAAAGTGTCGAGCTTGCCGTTCAGCGACCATGTGTAGGATAAAATCGGCTAGGAGAAAGGCCGTGCGTGATGCCCGTAATTCTTAAATGCCCTGTTTGTCGGGGGAAGTTCAAATACGATGTTTCCGTGGGGTGGCCAGATTTTTGTCAGATTCCGGAATGCGGTGCCGACATCAACAACCGTCGCGACGATGACGACGTGGTGATGCCGAACATCCTGTCGTTCAAGACCAAGGCCAACGATAAGGTCGCGCGCGACATTATGGACGGCTCGGTGCAGCGCGCGGAAATGGCTGCGGTAATGGCCGGCACCAGCGTCGAGGACATGTCGAACCTCAAGATCACCAACCTCAACGACCGCAACGATGCCCAGTTCTCAGCGATCGAGGTTCGCAACGAGGTCACCCAGCGCATGGATGCGATGCAGGCGGCCGGCCTGCCGACCGGGTTCAACACGGCGCCATCTGATGCCATGGCCCGCGCTGCGGCCGCGCACAATGTCCCGCAGGGCGATGTGGCTTACGCAGGCCTGCGCGAGCGTAACCGGCTCCAGCGCCTGTTGCCGCCCGTTGGCCAAGCGCCGCTGCCGCGACAGATCACCGATAACCCGAATTACAGGTCACCGGTGTGATCCGCGATATCCCAACCGACAAGATCAAGCTGATTTCGTTCGCGAACGAGATGATCGAGACCTGTCGGGTCAGTCAGGCCACGCGTGGCGCCTACTACCGCCTGCTCAACCAGATCGCCGAGACCGGCCGCGCCGACGGCGGCAAGGCGCTCATCAACACGATGAATTATCACTTAGAGCGAACGCAGTCGCATCTGTTCTCGCCGATCGAATTGAAGTTCGCCTGTGATTTCGACAACGACTACTCGCCGAACGAGGTGAAGCGCGGACAGGTTGTCGCCAAGCATCTCACCCGGCACTGGGAGCGGTCTGGCTGCGGCACCTTGTTCGGCCAGGGAGTCAAGGAATCGCTCAAGTACGGCGCCTCGCTGCTGAAGCAGTGGCCCAAGGTCGAGGGGTCCGAGGGCAAGGAGCGCATCTCCTACGAGAAGAAGCTGGTGATGCCGTGGAATTTCGGCGTCTACAAGGAGAGCGAGAGCGACATCGACGACCAGGAGGCGCTGTGCGAGACCTCCTACCTGACCGGTCCCGAGGTCTGGCAGCGCATTTACCGCTTCCCCGACGCCAAGAAGCTCTACGACCAGATCATGGTGCACGCCTCGATGGGGCAGAGCGCTGGCAGTGGTCCGGACAGCTTCTTTCATCAAGTGCTGTCGACCTCCCAGATCAACACTGGCGTGCAGCAGGCAACCCGGCCGCTGCCCGGTGGCATCATCCAACTCGGCAACGATCCGAATTACCCGGTGATTAGCCCTGTCGACGGCGCGCCGACCGTGAAATTTCATGAATTGTGGGTGAAGGATGAGGATGACTACGTCACCATCCAGATGGTCGAGCCGGACGTTCTGATCACCCGGTTCAAGCTGTCGAATTTGCTTGGAATCGAGCATACCCAACCGTACCGGCTGATCCAGCCGAACCCGTTGCCCGGCTGGTTCTGGGGACGGAGCGAATTGATCGACCTGATCGAGCCGCAGGCGTTCCTGGCGATGCTGTGTGATGACCTGAAGCGGCTGATCGGGCTCCAGATCGACAAGATCCTGTCGTTCAGCGGCGAGAACACGATCACCGACGAGTCTTACGCGCAATTTCGGCTTGCGGGGTTTGTGAACCTCGGACAGGGCGGCAAGGCCGAGGATCTGACCCCGAAATTCCCGTCCGAATTGCTGCCGATCATTAAATATGTGCAGGAGCAGATCAACACGCTCGGCTCATTCCCCGAAATCATGCAGGGCAAGGGCGAAGCGGGTGTGCGCGCCGGTGCTCATGCCGAGACGCTGATGAAAACGGCCTCGCCGACCTTGCGCGATCGCGCGCTGCTGACCGAACAGCAGCTGTCGTCGTGTGCTGACCTCACGATGACGATGATGGAGGCCAAGGAGGATCGGAAATACTGGACCAATCCGGAGGACATGGAGGGGACGTCGTTTGCACTGACCGATATCCCCGAGGACTGGCGCATCAGCGTCGACAGCCACTCGTCAAGCCCGATTTTCGCTGACGAAGCAACGCAATTGCTGTTTGCTTTGCGCAAGGCGGGCGATGTCGACGGCGAGTTCATCATCGATCACACCGCGGTGCCCGACAAGGAGACTGCAAAGGCCTCGCTGAAGCAGCGCAAGAAGGCCGGCGAGCAGATGCAGGAGAAACTGCTCGGCCAGTTGTCGCCTGAAGGCAAGGACAAGGCGATCGAGGCCATGCTCAAGGGGCACGGCCGGCATTGATGCTCACCGGATCCCCGGCGTCAGCACGCTCGGCCGTTGCTGCATGGCGTGACGAAGTACAGGATCGTTTTTTGCCGCTTCGATGAACTTCGCTTTGATCCGTTCCTCGGCGAGTGAGCGATAGATGCGCGCGGATTCGACTTGGTCGAGGTCTTCAAGGCAGGCCCCATGAATGTCGTCGCCGACGATAATAGCTGTTTGCCCGAAGTCGTCGGTCATAGCCACATCCGAACTTTGTTGCTGGTTCATCATGGCGAGTTCGAAAGCAGCCGTGGCTTTTTCTTTGTCCTTGAACAAGAACGCCCACGCCGAACCGTTCGGCCCAAAATTAATCGTCAGGCTGTACATCAGGTCATCCTTGTTTCTGCGAGCCTGTGGCCCACTCGATGAATTTATCTTTGGGGAATCGGTAACGGCGATCGTTGCCGAGCTTGATGAAGGGAGGCTTGTTCTTGCGAAGCTTGGTGTAGCTGTACAACGTCTCAAGATGGACGCCGATGAAGCTGGCGGCTTCCTTGGCGGTGAACCACGAGCGTCCGTTTTGTTGGCCTTTTTCCATGAAGGCGCAGACTAGAGCAGGAATGTTCCATCGTCAACTTGAAGACGCTTGATGGTACCGGAATGACCCCAATGGCTATCCCCTTGGAACCAAACGAGGTTGTCCCCGCACGAAGGCGTGCGCCCTGTTCACACCACTCACAAGGAGTCGAGCCATGATCGAGCGCAATCGGCGCGGCAAGCGCAAGCACCGCAAGTAAGATGCCAACCCCAGCTTCTGCAGCGCCGGGAGGACAGCCTCAGCAACCCCCCTTCGGTTCAACTCCGGCCACGGGCTCGACGCCGAACAAGGGTTACGAAGCTGCCGGCCTGCAGAAGCTGGGGGTCGTCGTCAAGCAGCTTGAGTCGTTGCTGCCGGAAGTCGGCGCTGGCTCGGATGTCGGCAAGGCCGTCCTCGACGCCTTGAACAAGCTGGTCAAGTTCGTCCCCAACGGCTCGGTGACGCCGGCCGCCCAGAAGAACTCGATCGAGGCGCAGCAGCGGCAGATGGCGCAGAACAATCAGCAGATGCAGGCCGTGCAGGCGATGCGACAGAAGATGGCGCAGGGCGGCGGGCAACCTGGTGGCGGCCAGCCGGGCATGGGAGCGGCAGCGTGAGCAATATTTTCGAGTGCAAGGAACCGATGCCGCCGCAGGACAACAGCAACGATCCGCTGATTGTGCGCACGGCGCAGACCATGCAGGACATGCGCAAGAATTATTTGCCCGCGGCGCTGCCGCAGGACCGGAGTGTCCAGAACGTCGAACGGCCGCGACGCGGTCACGACTACTGAAGGAGCGACAATGTCCAATTTTAACATCTTCCAAAACAACGCCAAGTCGATCCCGACCTCGGACGCGCAGATCGTGCGGGTCAACATGGAGGAGATCGAGATCGGCGGTCGCAAGTCGCATCTGCCGGGCCAGTCGAAGTCGCCCGAACTGACGATCAGTCACGTGCCGAACATGTCGGCCACGCCGGGGACCAAGTAAGTCATGGCGAAGGTTGAGATCGACGAGGCCGAATACAACCGCCTGGCGGCCCTCCAGGGAATCGCCAGCAAGATCGTGGCCAACCCGGCGGCGCGCAAGCGCCTCGAGGAAGCCCACAAGATGGTCGATCCCAACGCGACCACGCCCGCCCTGGACCAGGAGCGGCAGCAGGCCGAGCCGCTGCAGGCCATGGAGAAGAAATTCGCCGACGAACTCGCCGCGATCAAGAAGGAGCGCGACGACGAGCGCAACGAGGCGCGCATCTCCCGCATTGCTGGCGAGCAGGAGCGCGGCTTCCGCCGCCTGCGGACCGAGTACCGCTACACCGATGAGGGCGTCGAGGCGATCCGCAAGCTGATGGAGACCAAGGGTCTCGTCGACGTGGATGATGCCGTTGCGATCTTCGAGCGCAGCAATCCCCCGCCGACACCGGCCTCGCCGTCAGGCATGACCGGGTCCGCATGGGGTTTCGCCGACGTCAACGCCGATTCCGACAAGTCCGTGCAGGAGCTGATCGCCACGAAAGGTGCCGTGGATTCGGTCACTGACCGGATGGCGATGACGGCACTGACTGAATTTCGGCAGGCGGCGCGCCGCTAAGGTAGGAGATTGAAATGCCTCTCCCGGGTCTCGGTGTCGCGCCTGCGGCAGGATCACTTTACACAGAGTTGTCGGCAGTGACTCGCCGGGCTTTTGTTCCCCGTTTGTTCGTCCAAATTTATTTTGGAAGTCCAACTTTGTTCTACATGACCGGCAACGCCCAGCGCGCCGCCGGCGGCCTGAACCAGGTTACCATCCCGTTGCAGGGCAACTCGATGGTCCAAGGGCAATTCACCAACTATGGCGGTGGATTCAACAGCCCGGTCATCACCCCCGGCATCCAGAACGGTCAGTGGAATCTGGCTTACTGGGTCGTCCCGGTGCCGCTGCCGTTCGGTGAGTCCGTCATCCAGGCGACCGAGCGCGAGGTGTCGCTGCTCAAGACCCGCATGAATGACGTCTATGCGGTCACCCGCCAGAACTTCGCGCGCCTCAGTTTCACCAACAACACGGCTCAGCCGACCTTCCCCGACTCGTTCTACAATGCCTTCGACGACGGCACCAACGTGCCGACCTATGGCGGCATCAACCGGCTGGCCGCGGGCAACTCGGCGTTCAAGGGCCAGTACATCAATCTCAACTCCGGCACGTACAGCCAGGGTGCCGCGGGCTTCACGCGCGCCGGCATGGCGACGCTCTTGGCCGGCACCACGGACGCGGCGGGCGGCGAGGCTGTCACTTTCGTCGTGATGAACCCGGGCGACTACGCGACGCTCAACAACACGTTCATCTCGATCGAGCAGATCAACCCGGCGCCGGGCTCGCAGTACACGATGGACACCGCGGTGCGGTCATCCTTCCCGAACCTTGTGATTTCGGGCGTGCCGATTTTCTGCGATCACTTCTGTCCGAAGGGCGAGGTGTTCGGCATCAACGTCAAGTACACGTCGATGTACATGTCGGAAGACGCCGCGTTCGATTTTAGCGGGTTCTACTCGCTGGTGCCGCTGGGGCAGATGGGCCAGCAGGGCGTCGTGGTCTGTGGCTACGACATCCTTTCCGCCAAGTCGGTTTCCGGCTTTCATGGATACAACCTCGCCGGCGCGGCGTTTTAAGGAGTTACGCATATGGCAGGGAACCTTAGTGGGCCAGGGATTAATCTTCCTTTTCCCCAGAACTATTACCCGAGTCAGCTGCAGAACGCTCCGCAGGATGCCTCCTCGAACCGGCTCGGGCTCGCACCCGGCGACTCGTTCGTCCTCCCGGCCGGCGACTGGATCGTCACCATGGGCATGTACTGCGTGCTGCAGTACCTGGACCCGGTCACCAACATCTGGACCACCCCGTCGGGCGCGGCCTGGACGCGGGGCATGCAGCTGGTTTCGGCTGACGGTTTCTCGGTCCGCGTCGCCAATCTCACCGGCTGCGTGGTGTCGGCGTCGGTCATCAACGGCGGCACCAGCTACGTGCAGGCCACGACCACGATCACGGCGATCGGCGCGTTCGCGCCGTATGCGGTTCCGACTTTGCTGCCGATCGTCGGTGGCGCGCTCAACGTTACCGGGACGTTTACGCTTGACGTTCCAACCAAGGGCGCCGGTTATGGCATCGCGCCGATTATTATGATCCCGCCGCCGCCTCCGGCGCAGGTGAATGCCAATGGTGTTGGTGGCATCCAAGCGGTAGCTATTGCGATACTCGGTACTGGAGGATCGATTTCATCGGTCAGCATGGTCAATGCGGGGGCCGGGTATCCTTCTGTTCCGGTTGCAGTGGTTGTACCATCGCCGTTCGATCCAAACCTCTCCGTCGGCATCACTGCCGCTTCTGTAGCGTTCTCGCTGGCTTCTGCTGGTGCGATTACGGGGGTGTTGGTGACCAATAATGGCGGCCCGCTTCCCAATGGCTCGCTTGGCAGCGTTACGCTGTCGATTGGCGGCGCCGGATCTTCGGGATCGCTGACGGCGAATGTGATGCAGACAGTGGTATCGGCCAGCATTTCGGGCGCGGGTGCAGGCTTCACTACTTCAGGAGGTACGACATTTGGCGGCGCCCCGCTGCAGGGTTCAATCACTCAGTCCGCGATGTTCACTTTACTTGAGTTCGAGCCTCGCCAGGCCGGTTTTACTTTTCCCACCGCGTCAGTGGCCACGGCAGCGGTTATTTATGACGGCGGGTTGTTTGAAAGCGCGCCCACGCTTGTGAATTTGGTTCCCGGCGGCGTGGCTACGCTGGCTACGATCTTACCTGTTATGGGCAGTCGCCCTGACATTGTGATCGTCCAGCCGGGGCCGTAGTATGAGGTACCTCTTCAAAGCGCTTGTCGGAGCAGTGTCCACAGACACCGTTCCGCCCGGTCCAGGGCCGGTTTTGACGTTCGATATTCCGCGAGCATGTACGGTTTACGCGCAGTTTTCATGGGCCGTTCCGGCTGCGGATACGATTTTTGCTTTCGAGGCTTCCATCGACGGGGTCAATTTCTTCCAGGTCGGAGGGCCGATGGAGTTCAGCGCTCCGAACGGTAATATCGTGAAAGTGGATATGCCGGGCTGCATGCAGATGCGGATGAATTTGATTCACATGACTGGGCTAGGCGGTCCGGTTTTGAACGTAACATGGGCAGTGTTCGACAACGAGTTGACGTAAATGGCGAACACCTTCAGCCAGAGCCTGACGGGGGTTAGCGCCAACTACCGCTACAACACGCCCAAGGAGATCACGGTCAACGATCTCGACATCGCCGGCAACGCGGTCGCGCAGGGCAACGCCAGCGCGGTCGGCGCCCAGCAGGGCGCGATGATGCGCAACGATTACGTCCTGACCAAGGGTCCGGATGGCCTTTTGTCGTACCACGTGATCGACGCTGAACGTTCCATCCTTCCGGGCTACATTGTTCTGCGAAAAGTGTAGGGTAGCCGGCAAAGGAGTGATTTGCCGTGCTCAATACGTACCTCCTCGCCACTAGATATCTCCTGCAGCTGCCGGGTTCGAACTCGACCAGCCTGTACAGTGATGTGGATCTGACGCGGTTCATCAATGTCGCGCGCGGGCAGGTCGCTGGCGAGGGGCAGTGCATCTGGGTGCACGGCACCATTCCGACCGTGGTCGGACAGACCCCTTACCGGTTCCAGGACATCAACGTCGGCGTGCCGGGGACCACGGGTGTGCAGGGCGTCATCACCATCAGCAGCCTGAGCTATAGCGTCGGCGGGGGGCAACTGTGGCTGCCGCCGCGCCCCTGGCCCTGGTTCTCGTTGTACGAGCGGAACAACGCGGCACCCGTCTCGGGACCTCCGCGAACCTGGGCCCAGTATGGTCAGGGGGCGGCGCCGAGCGGGGCGACCAACACCCAGGTCAATGGTGGATCGTTCTATATCTCGCCACCGCCTGACGACGTCTACACGCTGCTGCCGAACACGGTGTGCTATCCGATCCCCCTGGTCGATGACACGACGGTCGAGGCGCTGCCGTATTTCTGGACCGACGCGGTGGCGTTCTTCGCCGCCTACTTTGCGCTGATGTCGGCACAGACCAATGCGCGCATGGCGGACGCGGCCAACATGTACAAGGGGCACTACAAGGAGTTCATGGATCGCGCGCGGACGCAATCGAACCCCGACGTCGGCCGGTGGCAGTACCGCCAAGCTGGGGATCCTGCGCAGGGGTCGAAGATGGGGATCGGGAAGGGAGGCGCGCAATGAGCACTCCCGATGCACATTTTTATCTCCAGCAGTGTCAGCGACTGCTGCGCGAGCAGAAGCAGGAGTTTTCCAATCCGGACGATCTGCTGTCCTACATCAACTTGGCGCGGCGCGAGGTCGCCGGCCGCACCCAGTCCATTCGCCGCCTGACGCCGATCTCCGGGCAGGTGATCGACGGGACGGTGACCGCGGGCGGCAGCGGCTACGTCAATCCGGTCGCGACGATCACGGCGCCGGATTTTCCGAGCGGCATTTTGCCGTCACCGAACGGTCGGCAGGCGACGGCAGGCGTCACGATGAGCGGGGGCGTCGTGACCGACGTCAGCATCAACGATGGTGGCGACGGTTATTTTCAGCCGCTGGTGACGATCACGGATTCGGCAGGGCCCGGGCATGGCGCGACGGCGACGCTGACGATATCGCCGATCAACACGCTCAACATCGGGCAGGAGGTGTACAACTTCAGCGATATTTTCATCGGTAATTGGCCGGGTGTTGCCAGTGTTCATGCAATAAAATCGGTTTCCGTCATCTACGCGAATTACAGATATTCTTTGCCGCAGTACAGTTTTTCTACGTACCAAAGTCAAATTCGTTCCTACCCGTTTATGTACCAATATGTGCCGACTTTCTGCTGTCAACGCGGGCAAGGCGCAGGTGGCGATTTGATGATGTACCCGCTGCCGAGCCAGACGTACCAAGTAGAATACGACTGCTTTTGTCTGCCCCAGGATTTGCTTATCGATAATTCGATCCCGGAAGCTATTCCCGAACCGTGGACCGATGCGGTTCAATATATGGCCGTGCAGTTGGCTTATCAGGAACTTCAGAATTGGAATGCAGCACGGTTCTATGAACAGCAGTTTGATAAACGAACTCTTGGCTATTCGTCAAATGCGCGTCCTGGGCGCGCTATAAATCCATACGGACGGTACTAAAATGTACTACTTTGTAGCGGCAATTCTGTTGGTGATCAGAGTACGCGCTATCGAGTACATGGTTTCATCCGTGCCGGTGAATTTGAAAGCGTTGACCGCCCATAGTATGAATCGACAATTGGATTGCACATACCCCTTGTCGGGGTCTATCTTGTCGATACTGGGCGCGAAGCTATCTCGTTTCTTTGTGTTCAGCGCAAATTCTATTCCTGTCAATTCGCATCGCCCAGTCCACCGCGCTATGCACCATTCTCGCGTAAGATCGAATGGAATGTTTTTAGCTAAAGCCCGATGTCGTACGCCGGTGAATATGGTGGTCCATGGCTGACGTGCTTTCGCGAACCGAGAAAGCGTGCCGCGCTGGGCTTTCATTTCTGCCCAAGTCATACGTCCGCGCGCTTTCCACGCTGCGTGTGTTTTTAACCGAATCCGTTTTGATTTTTCTAAATGGTATTCGGTATGTTCTATATAGTGCAGACGGGTTCGGCATTTTTTACAACAAGTGCGTTGCCAACTTGTGCTCGGAACAAATATATTTTTGCATTCCGGAACAGTGCACGAAATGGGTTCAGTTGGTTTTGGCTTCCAGCCGAATTTTTTCTGACTGTACTCACGACTTCGTTTTGCTCGAGCAGGACGATAACGTTCGTTTTCGTCGTTTTGTCTGCATTTTGCGGAGCAGAATTTTTGATAAGAGCGGCTCGCTTCAAAAACATTGGGGCAACGCTTACAAGTCAATAGCATCGCAACCTCGAAGCAAGTCTTTCGGTATTCCATGGATGTGTGAGATCATTTACCGGGGCAGAAGTGAAATCGGCCGCTTTCAATTGGCGTCCCAAACGCCGTTCCAAACAACCTATGCAAAGAAACCCGCTGTTTATAGACATTCCTACTTTTTCCCAAATACACGGTTTAACCATGTACCATTCCCATTTGCCTTTATGTCGGCAACCGCGCTTGCCGGTGCACGGAGTGGTGTCGGCGTTGCAATCGGAGCACATGGAAGCCATTGTCATTTGCTCCTAACCTCATCGATCGCGCGACGAATCACTTCAGCTTCGGTGAGCCCGAGCTTGGTTGCTTGCTTCACGACCCACGCATGTTGGGACGCGGTCAGTACGATCTGTCGCTGGACGCCTCTGGTCACGGTTAGCCCTTTCCTAGTTGCTAATAGGGCTAATATACATGTGTACTGCGGGGTTGTCAAGTGATCGAAGCCCCCGAACCACAAGCCGATCAACCGTCACAATATTTGCCTGCCGGGCCGCCCGAGCCGCTGATCTTCGAGGAGTTCGAGGGCATCGACACGGCGACGCTGCGCCCGGGCGTCGACGACAAGAAAGCTGCATGGCTGGACGGCTTCATGCCGCTGGCCCGACGCAACCTGCGCACGATGTACGGCCTGGCACCTTTCATCTACCGGCCGAATAGTCCACTTCGCGTGGCGTTTTTCGACTTTGCCAATTTCGGCACCATTCCGATCATGGTCGTGGTGTTGTCCGACGGAAGCATCGTCCAGATTTTCGTCCCGACGGGGTCAGTAACCCAGATGGCAGCGGCCGGGACGATTCAAAATCCATCCCGAGAAAATGTCGGAGTTGCCCAGTACGGAAGCAAGTACGTCCTGATCGTTGCCAAACAGACCAACGGCTATTTTCTGTGGGATGGCACGACGTTTTTTGGTGCGGGTGCGTCGGTGCCGGGCGTGGGAACGATGCCGGCCGGCATCGGCGGCACTGCGATCGAAATTTATACTGGGCGCGTCTGGATCGCCAACGGTCCGGTGATCACGTTCAGCGCGCCGGGGTCCGTGATCGATTTTTCCTCCGCAGGTGGCGGCGGCAATTTCACGTCATCCGATAGTTTTCTGCGCGTCGGTTTCACGCAGTTGAAGCAGACCAACGGGTTTCTTTATTTGATCGCCGACTCATCGATCAATTACATCTCGGGCGTGCAGACGTCGGGCTCGCCGCCTGTCACCACGTTCACCAACCAGAATGCTGATCCTGAAGTCGGCACTCCGTGGCCTGCGACTGTCGACGTGTTCGGGCGCAATATTCTGTTTGCGAATGCATTCGGAGCGCATGTGTCTTACGGCGGCACGGTGACCAAGATCAGTGAGCCCCTGGATGGCGTTTACAACACGGTCCCCAACTTTGGAAACATCACGCCGTCAGCGGCAAAAGCCATTGTCTTCGGGAAAAAAGTCTGGGTCCTGCTTTTACCGATCATTGATCCGGTCAAGGGGCAGCAGGTCAATAAATTGCTCCTGACTCGTGACCCCGTCGGCAAGATCTGGTGGGCGACTGAACAGGACGTTCAGCTGAGCTATATTCAGTACCAGGAAATCAATTCGGTGCTGACGGCATGGGGGACTGACGGAACGAAAATATACCAGTTGTTTGCGCAGCCGTCCGTTGCTTTTACCAAGACCGCGCAAACAAAGTTGTGGGACAAGCCCGGCGGTTATCAGTTGCTGAAGTGGGTGACACGGCTGTGGGGTATCGTCAAATATTACAGTCCGTTGTCGCCGACGATCAACATCTCGATCGATAACGAGCTTAATTCCAACGGGAACGCAGTCGCGTCGGTACCGAATCTTGCGATATGGTTGACGGCTTCCAACGCGGTTTCGACGTGGTTGACGGCAACCAGCGCGGTTTCGACATGGGTGGCGGGAGGAGGTACGGCCTACTCGGTGATCCCCCCGACGGCGGTGGCGCAGCAGGGAGTTCTGACCGGTTTCACGATTACGACGAATGCTGCCGATATGGCCATTGTGTCGGTAATGATTCAGGATACGATCGCGGGAAATCGAGGGTAGCGAATGGCTTACAGCATCACCCAGTTCGAGAACAACACGCAAAATTCCCTTGTTGCGCTCGACAACAATTTCACGACGTTCGGTGCGCTGGTTCCGATACCTTGTGCTATCGCAGGTACCAACGCCTTGACGCTGACCCAGAATGCGGCCGGCATCGTTCCCACACCAACGATCTCGGCCTACACGACTAACATGCTTTTCACGGGAATTGCCGCCAGCACCAATACAGGCACGGCGACAGCGACAGTGGGTTCGGTCGGCGCCCTTAACATCTACAAGGATACGGTTGGCGGGCCGGTGCTGCTGTCCGGCGGCGAAATCGTCGCGAATAATGCAATCAGTTTGCGTTACGATGCTGCGCTGAACAGCGGCGCGGGCGGTTTCCATCTGACCAGCGCCACGCAAAGCACGGCTTCGGCGATCGCGCCGTCCGCGGTGCAGGTGAACGGCAATTCGACACTGACCAACCTGCTGTCGGGCACGGTGGCTGTCACATTCACGGTTGCTCCCGGATGGACGTCGCAGGATCAGGCGTTTTCGATCACGGCGGCTTTGGCCAGCGCGCTTCCCGCCATCGGTGATTTCATGCTGGTCAATCCGCCGTCGGTCGCAGGGCCCGGAATCAGTTACGCCGGGTATGTCAGCACGGTCGCCTCGCTGAGCTCGGTTGCCTCGGTGGCGACACTCAACATCCGGCAGATCAACTCGGCGTCGGCATCGCTGGCATCGAACAGCGGCGTTTATCGCTACGCCGCGATCAGGACGGTACCATGAGCGGGTTGGCTGATCTCTACAACGTGCCTTCGACCGATGAGGAGCGGGCGCAATGGGCGTTTGCGCACGCAGCGCATCATCGCGATATCAACGCGCGCATCTATTTGCTCGTCAAGATCGCACTTCCGGAGTATATCTTGGATCCGATCGACCCCAACGACACGGGGCAATGGGAAGACCAGCACCAGATCATGCATGACGCCCAGAACCAACTTCTTGGAATTGCCGGGCAGGATCTTACAGGGGTTGACTGGAAGGACCAGCGACTGCTTGCAGCCTGGATATTTCTGAATCAAGTCGAGCACTATCAGGCATCAGCGATTTTAGGAATCGGGTAACATGGCAGAAGCAGCAGTCAAGATCGAACCGCGTGAACTGGCCTTCGTTCGTCGGTTCGAAGCCGCGGACCTCACCACGCACGGCCCGTGGCTGATGAAGCGGTTCATGCTCAAGCTGCCCGATGTTCGCGAGCAGTACATCGGCGGCTATCTGGCCGGGCTCGTCACCAATAACGAGCACCTGTTTCTCTACCAGGACAACGCGGTCGCCCTGGCCCAGATCGTGCACAACCCGGGCCTGAAGATGGCGAAGGTGGTGCAAGAGCGCTTCGTCTGGATCCGCAACCGTGAGGACAAGGCCCAACAGGAGGCGGCAGCCGATTTCTACGACCACTTCAAGGTCTGGGCGAAGCGGCTGGGAGCCGAGCGCATCGTGGTGCGCGAGGACTCCGACGTGCCGAAGACCTTGATCGAGACCCGTCTCGGTCGCTTGTTCGACACCACGATCAGCCACGCGAGGGTTTGATGCTTGATTTTCCGGACGAAATGCTCACCGGTTTATACCGCCTTGGCGAGCCCCGCCACACCTACCCCGTGGTTTTCCAGGTCGAGAGTGTCAAGGCCGTTCGTCACGAGGTGATCCCGCTGATCGAACAGCACTACCAGGAAATCGCCCAGTTCAAGGAGGTGCAGAAGCTCGATCCGGACTGGGAGGCTTACGGCCGCCTCGAGGATCAGGGCAAGCTGTGGGTGCTGACCGCGCGCTCCGACGGCAACCTGGTCGGCTACATCGTCATGCTGCTGACCCGGGACATGCATTACAGGAATCTCCTGAAGGCGACCGAGGACATCCATTTCCTGCTACCGCAGTACCGCAAGGGCATGACCGGTTACCGCATGCTGGCGATGATGAAGCGGGCGATGAAGGAAAAGGGCGCACATATGATCAACGTGCGAACCAAGGCCAATTCTGACCACGGGTTGCTGTTCGAGCGCCTTGGTGGTGTTTTGCACGATCTGGTGTATACCATCGTACTCGACTAGGAGGCGTTCATGGGTGACCTGGCGATGGCTGCCGGAGAGGCGATTTCCGGTTTTGCGGGCGCCGGCGCGGAAGCGGCCGCTCCAGTGTTTGAAACCGGGGTCGGGACGATCGGTGGAGGCCTCGGCGAGGCAGCCGCGGGCACCGGCGGGGGGATCGCCGACATCGTAGGTAGCGGTGCCGGACTGTTCGGCGGCACCACGGGGCTCGAAGGGACGGCGCTGGCCGGTGGCGCAGGCGACATTGCCGGTTTGATCGGCGGCGGTGGCGCCACGGCACTTGGCACCGCAGAAGCTTTCATGGGCGCCCCCGGCGCGTCCGGCTTCAATCCCAGCGCTATGACCCCCCAGGCGTTCGGAGGCACGTCTTCCTTCGGTCCGGCCAGCGCTTCGCTCAGTCCGAATGTGGCGAATGCCAATGCGGGTGCGTCGGTGTTCGATACGGGTGCGTCACCGCTGACCGGTGTGAGCGGCACCGGTGCGCCTTCCGCGGGCACCAGCGCGTCGTCCGTGGCGGCACCGGCGGGAGTTTCCGGGGTGCCTGATCCGACCGCGGTCGCCGGAGGAACCGCAGCAACTGCTGGGCAAGCAGCCAAATCGACTTCGATCGGCGATTTGCTGGGTAAGGCCGGTGGCAGTGTCGTGGACTCGGTGACCAAGAACCCGGTCGGCACGGCGCTTGGCGCGGCCGGCCTCGGCTACAACATTATGGCCGGCCAGAAGCAGTCCGCCAATCAGGCGGCGCTGACGGCTGACGCCAAGAAAGCAACCGCAAACTCCGACCAGATGGTCGCGAGCGGCGAGGCATTGCAGAAATACATGACCGACGGCACCCTGCCGCCGGCCTATCAGCAGCAGGTCGACAACGCCATCAACGACGCCAAGACCACGGCGATTTCGAATGCGGCAGCACAGGGGCAGCCGACCGATCCAACCAAGAACACGTCGCTGGCCGCCACGCTGGCCAAGATCGACGCCTCGCGCGCGGGTATGCAGGCGCAAGTCGCCAGCCAGCTGTTCTCGTCCGGGTCGAGCCTCATCAACTCGGGACAGTCGGCGGCGAACTTGTCGGGCAACCTCTACGGGACACTGGTGCAGAACGACACCGCGCAGGCGGCGAACACCGGTAAGGCGATCGCCACGCTGGCCGCTGCGATGAACGGCAAGTCGCAAGCCAATCTCAACGGCATTACCATCAGTCAGGGGTAGCCGATGGCTGATGTCGCTACCGACGAACCACTTCGACTGCCCGATCAGGCGGCGGTCGATGACTGGCGCCGGGGCGTCGACGCGGACCGCGGCGCGGGGCAGACCGCAACGCCTTCGTCCTCGATCGCCGATCTCGCCCCGCCGGCCGACGATTCCTCGGTGGGCGGTCTCGTCTCCAGCCTGACCAGCCTGCAGCGCAAGAAGGTCGGCGAGGACACCCGCATGTCCGCGGAGTTCGACGAGCAGCAGGCGCGCGACCGCGCGGTGCGCAACCATGCTTTCCAGCAGGAGGGCGTCGCGGCGGCTGAGATGCCGAAGAACTGGGACGCCGAGAAGCAGCACAGGAAGTGGGAAACCAACCCGATCGAGGGCTTCGGTTCGATGGGCGGCCTGTTCGCCATGGTGGCGTCGGCCTTCACCCACGCCCCGATGGAGAACGCGATCAACGGCATGGCCGGCGCGATCAACTCGATCAAGGAAGGCAACGAGGCCGGCTATCAGCGTGATTTCGACGCGTTCAAGACCAATGTGCAGCTGGCCGACCAGCGCTTCAGGACCCAGCACGAGCTCTACACCGACGCCCTGTCCCTGGGACAGGCGGACGCGGTCGCGAGCGATGCGAAATTCAGGCATGCCGCCGTCAAGTTCGGTGATCAGCAGATGTTGATGCTGGCCGAGCACGGCATGGTCAAGGAAATCTACGAATTGCAGGCGTCGCGCGCGGCAGCGCACGAAGCAATGATGAAATCGGCCGATGCGATCGACCTGCATACTGTTCAGAAGGCGGCGGTGGACGCCATCAAGAAGAATCCGCCGCAGACCGGCGATCCCATATCCGACAAGTTGCAGCTGGCCGCTCAGATCCAGCGCATTTATGACGGGCAAGGCAAATACGGCACCGCTGAGCAGGAAGCGGTTGGCGCGTTCATGCAGAAGAACATGAACAAGAGCGCGCAGGAAATCGCCGACGGGCTGGCCGAGATCCACCAGTCGTTCAGCGTCAAGGCGCCGAATATCCAGGGTTACCAGGAGGCGCGCCAGGCCGAGATGGACGCCAATGGCGGCAAGATCACGCCGGAACGCGATGCTGCGTTGCTGCAGACCTTCGGGCTCAGCGCGACGCGCGGGGGAGGCGGGGCATCCGGCGGCAATCCGGCACTGCACCCCGAGAAGTTCGAAATCGACCGCCGGACCAAGCAGTACACCGAGGAGAACGTCGCCAAGGGCATGTCGCCCGAAAAGGCGCATACCGAGGCGTTCGATCGCGCCTCGAAGGAGGTGGCGTCGGCCGGCAAGGTGCCGTCGGGTAACGCCAAGATGCAGCTGGACGCCCAGTACCAGAAAGCTGAACGCATGGAATCGGCGATGGATGAGATGGAGGGCCTGCTTTCCAAGCACAAGTTCATCACCGGCGTCGGCGGCACGCTATCGCGCCCGGTGGAGGCGATCTCGAACGTACTCGGCTCGAACGAGACCGATCGCAAGCAGTTCCAGCGTATCGCCACCGAGTTGAAGGAGTGGGGTCAATCCGTCGTCAACGATCGAACCGGGCGCCCGTTGTCCTCGGAAGCCAAGGACGCCAGCGTCATCTTCGCCGGGCTCAACCCGGGTGACACGGGGCCGAACACGGTCCGGGCGATCGTGGAATTGCGGCCGGTCATCAAGCGGATCAAGCAGCAGCTCAAGGATCGCGGTGAAGGTCGTGGTCCGGTGTCCGGCGGGAGCGAAGCACCGGCCGCCCCAGCAGAAGAAAAAGGCGGTAAACAGCCTCTCTGGATGATGGCTCCGGTAAAGGGCGGCGAAAAACGGTCAGAAGCAGGTCCGAACATCAGAATGGCAGCGGGAGACGAGGAAGAGGATGATTCGAGCATCGCCGCTGCTTTTGAAAAAGCCCTGCGCGCCGCGCAAGAAGAGCCGCCTCCGCCATCACCATACGAGGGAATGACTGACATAGAAATAGGCAGAGCAATGCGCAAACTGCTGCGCAGTCCCCAGGTAGGATAGCATTTTTGATGGCTGACGGCTTGCCGCTCGAACAGGAAAACATGGCGTCCGGCGATCCCGGCGCGGCGGGTGCGCTTGACCTTGGCACACAGACCACGAAATCCAAGGATTTGCCGCACGTCAAAGGCGACGAAGACTTCACGGCGCTCCCGCATGGTGCCCGCTTCATCGGTCCGGATGGACAAACTCGGTACAAACCGATCCGAAAGGGGAACGAGGGGAACCAGGACTATCTCGCCCTCGAGGAGGGTGTGGAGTTTGTCGATCCGGAAGGCAATTTCCGTACCAAACCGTTCTACGAGGGCGTCGATTTTACCGCCCAGACCCTCTATGACATCGCCCATTCCGATAAAGGCCGGAAGATGGCGCTCGAGAAGTTCTACCCGGGCAAGGTCCGCGAGGATCCGTCGGGCGGCTTTTACATCGAGGACGAGGGCGGCAAGCTGCGCAAGCCGGGGCGGGGGCTGAGTGCTGCGACCGGCTTTGTCGCGTCCGAAGCGATCCCCGGCGCGTTGGGAGCGGTCGGCAGTGTCATCGGCGGCGGCGTCGGCACGATCGCCGAACCCGGTGGGGGAACAGCTGTGGGCGGCGCTGCGGGGGCCTACGGCGGCGGCTACATGGGCCAGCGTATCAACGACATCTTCAGCCAGCTGGCCGGGGTGTACGACCCGGAAGGCGGTGAGGAGAACGCCCGGATGGCCGGCGTGGCGAGTGCTGCGGGCGACGTCGGCGGACGCGTCCTGTTTGCCGCGTTGCCGGCTGCCAAGGAGGGCGTCAAGGGAGCCGTCCGCGGGGCGTCGAAAGTGGCAAACAAGTTCCTTGGCACCAACAAGGAGGCGCTGGAAACCGCGATACCGATCGCCGAGGCCGGCGAGCAGGCCGGCAAGGGCCCGTTCGGGCTGTCCAAGCCGGGTACCGCAGTGTCGCCGTCGGCGATCTTCGAGTCCTCGCCGCATCTGACCAACGTCGCCGAGGTGCTGCAGCAGAAGTTCGACAAATCAGATACTTACTTGGCAAATGCCGAGAAGTACATGGACAAGAAGGCCAAGGAGATCCTGTCTTCGAAGGACATCGGCTCACTGGTCGAGGGCTCGCTGACCCATCCGACGGCCGCGGTGCCGACCGAGAAGGCTGGTATCCTGCTCAAGGAGTCGGCGCGGCTGCGTGCGGTGGAGCAGTCCGCCGAGGCTGACCGGTTGCTGAATGAGGAGCTGGCGCGCCGCCGCGCGGGCGTGGAAGCCAAGCACGCACCGGATATCGAGGCAGCCCGAGTACGCAACGAGAGCGTGGTCAAGACCGCCGAGAAGGCCAAGACCGCGGCGGATACGCTGGTGCGGGAAGGCTTTCAGGCGATCGAGAAGCAGGCCGACGACGCGTTGAAAGTGGCCAAAGCCGGCTACAACTCGGGCGATCTCTGGCGCACCGTGGCCAAGAGCTTCGTCGACCTGCGTGCCAGTATCCAGTCACGGGCGAGCAAGATGTACGGTGATGCCGAGACGGCAGCCGGCGGCCTCGTGCCGCCAGGTTCCAATGGGCTTGCGCAGCCGGCACAGCAGCTGCTGGCCGAGTTGCCGGAAGGGTTCGAGTCGCTGCATCCGTCGATCGTGCGCAAGCTACGCGACATTGCAGGCGTCAAGGACGAAAAGACCGGCGAGTGGATCAAGGAGCCGGCCGAGGCGACGTGGGTGCAGCTGCACAATTTGCGCTCCCAGATCAGGCAGGACATCAAGTGGAATGACCTGACCTCGGACGTCCGCAACGGCACGCTGAAATTTCTCGACAAAAAGGTTAACGAGGTGCTGCATCCGGTCGAAGAGTCGGCCGCACCGCAGATCAAGGAAGCCTCGCAGCTCCTCAAGATGGCCGATGGTTTCTATCGTGAGAACATGGGCCCGCTGAACCAGCAGCAGTTGAAGGCGATGGTCCGCGCGCTCGATGTCGGCGGCATCCAGGCCGATCCCAAGGCGCTCCTCAAGCTGGCAATCCGGGACGGACAGACTGAGGTCGCCGAGACCATCAAGAAGACGGTCGGGCCCCAAACCTGGGACGCGCTGCGCGCCGCCGACGTCAAGGACATGCTGACGCAGTCCGTCAAGCTCGGCACCGACGAGGTCGATGGCGTGGCATTTGCGCGCCAGGTGCTTGATCGCAAGCGCAACGGCGTGCTCGAGGTCCTGCACGGCAAGGAGGGTGCCGGTCGGTTGGAAAAACAGGCAGCCTACGTGGAAGCGCTGCGCGGCAAGCTCGACATCAAGCCGAAGCCGGGCGATACCGCGGCCGACATCATCCTGCGCGCCCGCTCCGCGGCGGCCGACGCCGAGAATCTGGCTAAAACCGATCCGCTCAAGGCGCTTGCCAACGAGATGAAGAAGGTCGAGGCGGCAACCCGTAAGGAGTTCGCGGCGAAGCAGAAGCCTGACCCGCTTGGGTTTCTGACCAATTCCACCGTCGGCGCCAATGCAGCGGTTGACAAGATTCTGGGCGATCCCGACCTGATCGTGGCGGCCGCGCGCGCCTTCCCGGGCAGGGAGATGTCGCCCGAGTTCCAGCTGATGCGCCAGATCTGGACTGAGCGGTTCATGCGCGAGACCCTGGAACCCGGCGAGAAGCTGGCCGCCACCTCGCCCGAGATCCAGGCGCTGATGTTCCCGGGCGTCACGCTTGAGGACATGCACATGCTGGCCAAGGAGATGAAGCTCCTGATGTCTGGGCACACCACGCGCGGGGCCAGCGGTGACCTCGGCGGCTCGATGATGGCACAGTCGGCGGTCGAGAACCCGTTCGGGCGGGCGTCGGGGCTGGGCAAGCTGGCCGGGCCCATGAAAATGCTGCCCGGGGCCAATTTTGGAGCTCGCGCGGCGTTGACCGCTTACTACAACACCGTCAGGGGGCTCCTGACCTCGCCCTCGACATTGCGCTGGCTGCGGAAGGGGTTACAGTCCCGTGATCCTGCCGCCCGGGAAAGCGCGCGCGCCGAGTTGCAGGCGGCCCTCCAGAAGGGCGGGGCCATGGGGTCGGCAACCGGCAGCAGCTTGCACCAGTATTCGCAGCAGCCGGATCAGGGAGTGCTGGAGTGAGCAACGAGCCTGACTTTCTGACCGAGTACGAGGCCTTGGCTGCCGAGATTGCCAAGGAAGCGCGGCTGACCGAGAAGGCGTTCGGTGATCGCATCGACGCGCTCAAGGCACTGACGCCGTTTTATGTCCAGAAAATGAAGAACATGAAGCCGGTCGACGATCTGAACGACTTCCCCAATTTCGATTCTTTCCAGTCCAGTATCCACGCGACGGAGACCACCGATGGCGATGACGAACCCGGGCTTCGAGGTCGTAGGCGGAACGGAAACTGAGGAACGGCCGGTTGTCGCGCCGGATAACGGCGTCGCGATCGCCATGCTCACCGTGGCACTCAAGGCGCTGAGCCAGCGCGCCCTAGTCGCTGCCACTGATCTCTTCACGCTCATCACCTGCATCGGCGCCTGGTATCTATGGTATTCGATTCCTGACCCGAACGAGAAGCAGATCATCTCGCTGTCGATCTATGCCGTCTTCACGCTGGCGGCTAACTACATCGTGAGGCGGAAATGACAAAACTCGCGAAATTCCTGCTTGGTCTAACGCTGCTCCTGCCCTGGATCGGTTCCGCGCAAGCCGAGGTGGATTTGTACTGCCTCGTTGATACTGGCCCGCCGTTGCACTGGGCTCCTTGCACCGCCACTGTCGAGCGTCAAAGCATCGGCCGGCAACCTCTACAATTTCAATTGTACCGCGATTTCGGGCGCCGCAGCTGGTTTCTGTGTTGCCTACAACGGAGCCGCCACGCCCGGAACTGGTGCGCTAACGGCCGCCAACGTGCTGGACTTCTGCTTCATGGACACGACGGCGCGCGGTTGCTCGTTGACCCGCATTCCGATGTACATTAACTACTCGGCAGGTATCCAGATTTTGATCACGTCGGCTGCGACACCTTACACCTACACCACGGGCGTGTTGACAGGTGCGATTGAAGCAGACTTCCAATGAGAAACATTATCGCAGCATTTATTTTGTTGGTCACGTCGGCTGTTGCGTTCGCACAGAGCATGACCGCACCAGTCACGTCGCCGACGACATTCGGATCACCGTCGACCACGGCGGCAGGGCTTCCGCCATGTACCGCGGCGTTGACCAATGTCATCTATACCGTGACGAACTCGCTCACGCCTGCGCTAGGTGTCGCCGTGGTCGGTGGAGGCGCGGTGTCCGTTATGGTCCGATGCAACGGAACAAATTGGTTGGTAGGGCAGTAGATGAGCGTTGAACAGTCAGGCAATGTCACCCGCAACCATCTTGCAAAATGGATCACCAGTGGAGTGATCGGCGATGCCGGTCCGCAGGTGGCGGGCCAGCGCGTGCTCGGCGCTTTGTTGAACGCTGACTTCAATTCTACCAACGACCAGCCGATCGTCGTGCAGTCGGCCGTGCAGGTATTCCAGTTGACCGGATTGATTATTACCAATGCGACGCGGTCACTGACCACCGCAGCCGGAGGATTCTACTCCGCGGCTTCGAAGGGCGGCAGTGCGATCGTCTCGGCCGCGCAAAACTATACCGCTCTGACCGGCGCAAATCTGCTGATGCAGCCGACCTTGACGGCTTTCGCACTGTCAGCGCGCTTCTCATCGGCCTTGTTGACATCCAGCCAGATTTTCTTCTCGCTGACGACCCCGCAAGGGGTGCCTGCCAACGCCGATATCTACGCGGTCGGTATCGACCTCACGACAGGAAGCTGAACATGAAACGCCACTGGCTGCTGCTTGCCTGCTTGCTGTCCCTGGCCACGCCCGCCTGGGGCGTAACCGTCAACCAGAGCGGCAACGTCACCGCGGGGCATGTCCCGGTGTGGGTCACGTCGGGCGTGATCGGCGACGGCGGATCCGCCTCCGACAGCCCGATCAGTTCGCTCGGCGTAACCAACAACGGCGGCGCCGGAATCTGCGTCAATTCGGCACGTTCCACAGCGGCAGGCTGGAACTCGCTTTGCTTTGGTGCGTCCACAACGGGCGCTGCGACCATCTCGCTACAGAACTACGGTACGGCAGCGGCACAATCCCTGCAGTTCGTCATCAACGGAACTGCCCAGGGATTTCCCACGGTCACCCCTTTGCCGGTTACTGTCGGCGACATCGCCTGCTTCTCAAATACAACCGGCGGCCTGACGGATTGCGGAAAACCACTTCCTCCCACGCCCACTCGTGCAGGGGATATTCCGTACTGGAACGGAACAACCTGGGTCACATTGGCGGGGAATAATTCCGGCACCGGATTCCTGTCCGAAAATTCGTCCGGCGTTCCTGCGTGGTCGACGAGTGTTGTTACGGGGCCCGGCACGTCGACTGATCGAGGCATTCCGACGTGGAACGGCACTGGAGGCATCGTCCTTCGGGATAACCCGATCATCGGCATTTCTTCGGCCGGCGCCTTGACGATGAACAGCGGGTTTGGCGCAACGTCCGTCCTCTACGTGCCGCCGAACTTCACCAATTCGTCGCTCATGGTCGGCAACGGCGGCACCAACCTGGTGCACAATGCCGGCACGTTCACGGCCACGATCACCGGCACCGATATGAACGTGACCGCGATGACGACGGGGACCGTCCCTTGGGAGCGGCTCGGCACGGCGACATTGTCGGGATCAGGCGTGACCGTCGGCACGCAGATTCGCGCACAGGTCTCCGGCACGCCGAACGGCATTGGCCACTACACGATCTCGCCCTCGCAGACCGTGGGGTCTCCGACGGCCATGACGGCGATATCATTGGAAGGCTATTACAACACCGCTGTCGGGCTCACTAATTTCCTGAATGCAACGACAGCGTCTTACAACACTGGTGTCGGCTTCGAAGTGATGGAATTTTGTACTACCTGCTTCGCCAACACGGCGATTGGCGAAGCCACGCTGATCTACAATATCGACGGAGGAGGCAATACGGCAGTTGGTTGGAAAGCCATGCTGGGCACCCAAACATTCGGCTTTGGGGATTACAATACGGCCGTGGGCTACAGCTCCGGGTGGGCAATCGGCAACACCGGAGGCACGACACAGAATACATCACTGGGCGCCTTTTCGTTGTCGGCCGCCACGTTGTCCGGCAATGCCAATGTGGCTCTGGGTTATAACGCGGGTTCGGGGATCACATCGGGATCGAACAACACAGTCGTGGGTCCGAATATCGTTCCTGCTCTGTCGACAGGATCGAACAACACTGCGATCGGCGCCTGCAATAGCGGATACGTCGGAGCTACAGCCAATCTCGTGCAGCTCTGTGATGGCGCAGGCAATGTCGTATTTTCGGGCGCAGGAACTGGCGGGGGCATTTCTCTCGGCAGTCCGCTAAACCTGGCTTCAGGTGGCACGGCGGCGAACCTCAGTGCCACAGGCGGCACGTCGCAGGTGTTGAAACAAGTTAGTACCGGTGCTCCTATCACAGTAGGTCAGTTAACCGGGAATGATTTGACAAAGGGTGTCTATATTATTGCTATGTCTGCTGCTACAGGCATGACCGTAACTGGTACAACTGGCGAAACTACTCTAGCCACAGTAGCTATTCCTGGAAATACATTAGGCGCTAATGGTGCGCTTCGCATTACGGCTCAATGGACTAAAACCGGCACCGCTGGCACAGTTGATCCTAGAATTAAATTTGGCGGAACAACTTATATGGATATAGGTGCCGCTGGCGCTACTGTACTTTCTGGACGTTATCAAACTGAAATTCATAATCGCAATGTTACTAATTCTCAAATTGGAACAGCTATAGGACAAGCTAACTTTGCTATGCAAGCAACTACGACATCAGTAACGACAGCATTAGACACTACCACAAGCCAAAATGTTACATTTACTTGCCAACTTGGAAATACAGGTGATACCTGTGAGCTTTCTTCGTATACCATTGAAATATTAAAACCCTAAAAGGGACTTTTATTTATGCCCGCAACCGGAGAAGGCGCACAGATGGCGACAGCGGACGTGTCTGTGCGGGCGCAGTGCTTCTGAGCGGTATCCTGGAACGGTGTTGCGCCGAGTGGACGTCACGGTTCTAATGTGCCACATTGTCGCGGGTTCCCTGGGAGCATCACGCGATGAACATATCCACCGAGACCGTGGGGCGGCTTCTCGCTTCCGGACGAAACTACGCCAGTACGCTTGTCGGTTTTATCGGTGGCATCGGGCTGATGTCGGCCTCCCAGCAAAAGGGGTTTTCCGACGCGATCGGGGAGATCTTCAACGGACTGAGTCAGGTCGTCCACGGCGCCACCTCGCTGTGGCAGATCGCCGTAGTGGCTTTCCCGATCATCGGGGTTATCATGGCCAAGTTCGCCAGCAACAGTGCCAAGGTGGCCAATCAGGCCCCCGCCGTGCTTGCCGCTGTCAAGGATCCCAACACCCCGATTTCCCCCGAAACCAAGACCGCGATTGTTTCCGCGGCAACCGAGGTCGTCAAGTCATGAAAAAGCTCGTTCTCGCTGCCATCCTGATGCTGTCGATCGGCGGCTGTGCGTCACTCCAAAATCTCGGGACAGCCATCTCGATTGGCACCACGTCTATCGCCAACCCCGTCACGCCGACTCGCCTCAACCAGATGGAATCGGCCGTTACTCTGGTATTCGCCGGACTCAACGCATGGCGCACCAGCTGCGTACAAGGTGTGATCCCGGCGTCATGCAAACAGCAAATCACCGCGGTTCAGGTCTACACACGCCAGATCCCGCCTTATCTCACGCAGTTGCGCACGTTCGTGAAGACCAACGACCAGGTCAACGCGGTCGCCGTCTTCAACAACCTCGCCAATCTCGTTGACACCATCAAGACCCATGCTGCCGCCGGCGGCGCACCTATCGGAGGCTGACATGGACATCGTCAAAATTCTCGATCTTGTGACGAAGGGGTTGAACGTCATTTCCACGCTCGAATCAGTTGGGCAAAGCGTCGCGCCCGCCGTCAAGGTCGTTGCCGATCTAGTGACCGGCGCCTCGGCAGGAGTCGTAACCGACCAGCAGCTGGCCGACACCGAGACCATCCTCGACAAGATGATCACCGACTTCAACCTGCCGCTTTGAAACGCGGTGGTAAATGAGTATTGACCCCACGATCAGATGGACGGATATTCTGACCCTGGTCGTGTTCACCGTGGGCGGCCTCGCCTTCCTGTGGACCATGCGAGGAGAGCTCAAATTGCTGGCACATGACGTCAAGGCGCAGGGCGCTAAAATCGACAAGCTGGAAGTCGTCATCACGCAGCTGGCGGTGCAGGACCAGCGGATGACCGATCTCGATCGGCGCATCGAGGAATTGCGTCACTGGCGCGGGTTCATCAAGCCGAATGGCGAGTACGATCGCCACGGCAAAGTTCCGGGGACGTGAGGATCGCGGCATGGATCATAGTGACTGGAATACTGCAGCTCTCGTCTTCGTGGCTTTGCTCAATCTTTACACCGCTTATATTGCACGGAAAACCGAGAAAAACACCAATTCCATGAAGGACGCACTTGTGGATTCGACCGCAAAAGAGAACTTCGCGGCGGGCCTCAAGAAGGGCGAGGATTCGAAAAAGTGAAGTGCCTGCTGACCCTCGCAGCGTTCCTGTGCGCCCTGATCTCAGGCCCCGCCGAAGCCCGCCATCACCACAGGCATCATCGCCACCACGTCCACCATGCGAGGCACCATCGGCATGTCCAGCGCGCGGCGCAGGCACCTTCGACCGTCGTGGAGCACCCGGCCGGCTGCCCGCGTCGTGCGTTTTGTGGTTGCGGTGCCGCTGTCAGGGTGTTCGGCCGGCCGGTGCGGGCGCTGTGGCTGGCGGCGAACTGGTTCCGCTTCCCGCGCGCGACGCCGGCACCAGGGATGGCCGCCGTGAGACGCCACCATGTGTTCGTGCTCGAGCAGTGGCTGGGCGGGGATACGTGGATGGCGTTCGATGCAAACAGCGGCGGACATCTGACTCGCCTGCACGCGCGATCGATATCGGGGTACGCGATCGTGAATCCGCGGAATTAATAGCTCATTAAAGAAATTCATATATTTCGTGGACCGTTACGCCCTCAGTTTTGGCCGCATGTCGTTTAGCAACTTCGCGATCGTAGCGGCCAGCTTCTTCAACATATGAAGTATAGCCCCGCCATTCTGGGCGATAGAAAAAGCCGCGCTTTTTTATTACTACGCCACGAGATGATGGCGCGATATATGGTTCGTCGTGGTCGATCATTTTCAGCGTTCCTGTGATGCAAAGGAAAACTACTCGCCAAAGAACCTGATTTCTTGACGGGGCCAAGTAGCGGCGACCGGGTCAACGTATGATCGCATGTCGCCTAGTAACTGCCCAAGCGCTACGGCCCCCACGCCGCCGTTTTGGTATATTGCCGCGACCATAGCTTGAGCGCGATCTAACGCGCTTCCGTTGATTGGCAGCGTGATCGCAACGGTCACAGTATCAATCATTTCTATGGTTCCTTTAACTGTTGATGACTGCGAGCTGCGAGAGCGTCGTATTTCCGCTTCCAGTGCCAGACCAAATCCACACCGTCTTGTGTTCCAAGTGCACGAAGCTTCAGCATTTCGTGCTTCAGCTCGATAGCTTCGTCGTCAGCCTTTTCGCTTTCGGCGCGAGCCTTGTCCGCTTCCCGATAGGCTGTCTCTAGCAGATCACGGAGCACCGCAATCTCAGCTTTCAGCTTCTGGACTTCGGTTTGTTTGGCCATGTTCTGTTGCTACCTAAGAAGGAGACTGACGGACATTTTCGTCAGATCCCACATCACCGAGTGAACGATCTTGGTTTCGTCATTGACTAAGCAGGTATCGCCTTCGCGAGGAATGGCATCCATCTTTGCCTCGCCTATCTTCGTATGCTGGCCTGGCGTGCGATCGTAAATATGTACAAGCATTGTGATTCCCTTTTCGACGCGTTAAGGATTAAATCCGTACATGCGCTTTCGCGCCGATTGCATGTCGGACGGCTTGAAGTCCGTCCCATCAATGTAAGCGAACCCAAAAACGATGTCTTCCTTGCCGTCCATGATTCGAAGTGTCACGCGATGCGCCTGGTGCTCGGTGAACTTGGCGAACGCTGCGTCGATCGCGTCTTTGTGGTTCGGCCCGACCACGTAGACCTTTCTACGGAACAAAACTGCTGCCTGCTTCGCCATGTGCTTTAACTTGCCGTAAAACAAGTACCTACGACTCCCCCTTGAGCACGGACTCGATAGCAAGCTCACAAGCCGTACCGGCAAGTCGCTTCCTGATTTCCTCCAGCGCGACCCCAGCCAGTCCCTGGTAACGCCCCCACACCGGCGCGTCCACGCCGATATGCCCCTGCTCCGTATCGAAATCGATCATGGCCTGAGCGATCTTATCGAGGGTGTTTGTCATGAGCGAAAGTCCAAGTGGCTAAGGGCTTGCTTGATCTTGACCCCCACCGGACCGCCGGGAATCCGTCCTTTCAAAACCCACTCGCGAACGGTCGTGTAAGGCTCATCGAGCTCGCGGGCGAGGTCGGCCACCCGCCAGCCTCGTCGTTTCATGATGCGCTGCAAGCGCTTCTGCAGGGTCATGGATCACCCCTGCTTGAAGAAGTCGTCGAGCATGCCGGCAAGCTCCGGATTGGCGGCCGCCAGCTGGCCCTCGGCGATCCCGAAGCCCATATCAGCCTGCTGGCCCTGGTTCCCCGCAGAGAGGGCAACCCCGGTCGAGGAGGGCTGACTCATAGCCGCACCGCCAGCAGGTGCCGTACCGGCTTGCATGAAAGGGCCGGGCTGCTGCACCTGCTGCCCCGGATGCGGGAAGGGGGCCTGTGGCGCGCCGGCAGGCGCCTGAGTGCCGTTCGGTCCCTGCGCGGGCTGTTGAGCCGCCTGCATCTCCGCGGCCGTCCTGCGCCGCCGGCGGCCATGGGCGGGTTGGTCAGAAGGGGATGCAGTGGAAGCAATACCACCGGGGACGGCAGTATTCTGAGTCGTCGACATGCCCGAAGGATTTGGCCACTGGGGCGAACCTTGGGGGGTAGTCTGCATCGTATGCTGTTGTGCCGCAGCCGGGGCAGGGGTCGCCGAGACGAAAGGGCCGGGCTGCTGGACCTGTCCTTGGGGCCATTGGGTGTTCTGTTGCACGGGATACTGAATCTGTTGGAACGCTTGCTGTGACGGCACAGGCTGCCCCTGATGTACGTATCCGTCAGGAGGATATTGCGCCGGCGGCGCGATCTGGGCCTGCTGAACCGGTGCCGCGACCATGCCGGCCGGCCGCGCCACGTCGTTCCGCCCCACCAGGGCGTCGGTCTTCTTCTCGGCGTAGGCCGCCTGCCGCAGCTGGGCGGTCGGCTCGTCGATGTAGGAAACCGCCTTGAACTGCAAAGTCCCCTGGACGCCCGGCACGAACGAGATGCGGGTGATCAGATTGACGATGTTGGCGCCGTTGCCCTTGCACATCTCCACGTACTCGCGGAGGAAGCTGTGCGAGTTCGGCGGCACCGCCAGCAGGAACAGGGTCGGGAAGCCCGGCACGATCACCGCCACCTTCTGCTTCTGTGAGCACCAGGGGACCTTCTTGCCGTTGTTGTTGATCTTGGTCCACTCGGCGCGCGGGCAGACCGCGCAGGTCGACGCTTGTGGCGAAGACGCCGAGACAGACGGGCCGACGCCGTTGTCCGAGAAGCAGTCGGGACGCACGCCATCGGCCTGCGGGTCGTAAGCACCGCCGAAATAGATGCGCGACATCACGTGGTTGACGTCGATGATCGCGCAGTCCAGGTACACACCGATCTGCGGGTCGAAGGTCGGGACCGGGATCTCATTGTTCGAGGCGTCGACCAGGGTGAAGCGACCGCCGCCGATCGAGACGTGCGGGGGCATCGCCGAGCCGAGATTGGCCGACAGGGCGGTGCCGATGTCGGGGGCCTGGTAAGCTTGCAAATACGTCGGAAGTTGGTTCTGAGACAAAGGCTTAGCTCCGTTTGACGAGGGGGTTGTCGTACTCGATGTGGGCCGCTTCTATTGCGGATCGCAGGGATTTCTGCGTGCCGCCGATGAAATGCCGACGCATGAACCGAAATCCGAACGGTTCACCTCCAACGCTCGGAATCCAGTCAAAAGATATGCCAGTGAGACTGTTCCGCGCGTTCTTTTCCAACCAGTCAAGCATTTCCGAATCGGTCATGCCTAGCTCCTCTTAATATTTAAGCGACTGAAGTGAGTGATTGAGAGCCCGGGCGGCAGTTGGCCATTGTGGGCGTCCATGTACTGCTTCACGGCGTCCTTGGTGACGTTAAAAGTCATCATCTGCCCGCCGCCCCAGTCGGGCTGATCCCAATTGTCGAGCATGAAGTCCAGCACTGCCATGCGATCGGCAATCGGGAAGTTGACGATGTTGGAGATGTAGGCGGTGCCGGCATCCGTGGGCGTCGAGTTGGCCTGTCGCTCGGCCAGCCGCCGGAACAGCTCGTCTTCGATCGCCTTGATGCGGGTCTTGTGCGGGGCGGCCCACTCCGCGAGCTTGGCGGTCGCCGCCTTGATCAGGTCCTCAAGCTTGAAGTTCTCGGCGATCAGATGCTCGTCCGATTCGGTCGGGCGGTCGGGGGGAGGGTTGTTGTGGCCGGCGGGCGGCAGCTTGCCGGTCGTGCCGTACTCTTCTTCCATCTGCTCGACGGTTTGTTTCTTGCGGGGCATCAAAATTCCTGCATGGGAGGCTGGTAGCGGACACGGACCTTATACGGCTTGTTAGGAGCCGGCCAGAATTTGATCGTATTTTTGATCGGGTTGATGGCAAACACCGTTGGAACACCTTGAAAACTAAAATCCAGGTTCGCGCTGTCTCGTAATTCGATTTGACGAAGCATCAAATCATACATTTGATTGTGCAATTGATTACCTTCGATAAACGCATGATCGACCCGGCCGACGGGAACAATCTTGTATTCGGATCGTCCGGTACGAAGCTTCATACTTTGTCCTTAGCGCCATGATGCCGGGGCTTTTGTCACCCCGGCGGGTTCATGGCGGGCTCCTGTGTTACCTAGTTAGTGCCGGACGGGCGCAACCCCGTCTACCGATTGTTCACTTCCCCGATATTTATACTGGCTTGCCCTCGGGGTGAGCGGGGCGTGGGCTGATTCGCTTCGACGTTCATGACCGCCTCGGTGCTTTCAACTTCCCACCACGGCACGTTTCGCAGTTCGTAATTTCTACGAACTCTGGATGATTGTCAAGAGCGATCCTTGCAGGCTCAGATTATTTTCGAGGCGCCGGAAAATCTCGATCTCCAACGAGTTCGACACGATCTGGACAATGTTGACCGGAAACTTCTGACCGGGCCGGTGCGCGCGGCGGTTGGCCTGCGCGTAGAGCTCGGCTTTGTCGGATGTTCCGTACCAGATCACGGTCCGCGCCATCCACAAGTCAAGCCCGTGTGCCATGGTGCCGGGATCAGCGATGATGTCGTCGAGGTCGCCTTCCTGGAACTCAGCGAAGATGCGGGATCGATCTTTCTGGCTGGTGTTGCCGTTGACGATCTCGACCTTGCGCTTGCTTTGAAGCTCTCGCTTCAGCATCTCGACCACCGACGTCAGCGGGGCGAATATCAGGGTCTTGCCAGGCGCCTCGTCCAGGATCTCGTGCAGGGCATGGATACGTGGGCGGGCATCCGCATGGTGCACCTTGTGCTCGCTGTCGTAAACGGCGCCAAGCGAGATCTGGATGAACTTCTGGCGTGCGGCCGCCTCGTTGACGGCACTCACCGCGGTGCCCGATCCCATCGTCACCTGCAAATCGCGCTTGAGCGTCTTCATCATGCGCGACTGGTCTGGCGTCAGTTCGACCGACCGCTGCTGCGTCACGCATTCGGGCCCGTTCCACACGTCCTTGAGGTCGTAGCGGATCGACGGCGATAGCAGCGCCGCGGCCTTCTCGTAGCCGTCCTTCTTCGGTACCCACTTGAACGAGTTCGGCTGTACCTGGAACATGGTGTCGAGCTTGAACCCGGTCTTGGACTTGCCCAAGGCGTTGTTCACCAGCTTCGCCAGTCCGTAGGCGTCGGTGGGGGCGTTGGGTGTGGGCGTGCCGGTCAGAAGCCAGAGGTATTCGCGATGTCCGAGGACTTCCCGGGCGATTTTGTGCCGAAGAGTTCCAGGGTCCTTGTAGGCGCTGGCCTCGTCAATAACGGCAAGACGTATGTCTGCCCGATCTCGAAGCTCTCGACAAAATCCGGCGATCTCGAACTTTCGTCGAGTGTGGGCGCCTGTGCCGACACCGTCGAAGTTGATGATGTAGAAGTCAACATCAGCAGCGAGTAGTTCCGAACGTTTAGCGGGAGTGCCGTGGAGGATTTCAAACGTGCGACGGCCGAGGAAATTTTTGAAGATGGCACTGGCCCACACCCGTTCGAGTGTCGATAATGGGGCGACCACAACAGCGCGAAATGTTCCAGGAGCATGCTGCCTCATCAGGAAGTCGGCGGCCCACAGGGTCGATATCGTCTTCATCGTCCCCATGTCCGACAGATTGAACATGCGCCGGTGCAGCACACTGAAGTTCGTCATCACCTTCTGGTGAGGCAGTGGCTTGAATGGCGGAGCGATCGGAAAGTCGTATGTCGAATCAGTCACCACCGGCGGCGTTGGATAGTTGTAATAAGCCGACGTCTGCAAATTCGCCAACGTCTTCGGAAATGCGAAGTACGACCCATTGATCGGCTTGAGGTCGGGGATGTATTGCGCGAGCGCGCCGGGCTGGCCCGGGTACACAATCAGATTTCTAGACTCGTCGATCCAGAAACTCATGCGAATTCACCGCGAAGCTCTTTCGCCTTTTTATTGTAAGCTTTACTCGCTGCTTTAGCCGTTTCGAAGTGCCCTAAACGGTATCGCACTCCATCGACGCATATTTCGGCGCGCCAAAGAAAGCGTTTGCTGTTGTGCACGCGACAAACACCTTTAAATCCCGAAGTATTGTTTTTCCACTTACCCGTGTTTCCTAAGTTTTGCGGTTTAGTTGCTAGTCGTAAATTTTTCCAACGATTGCTTGAGCCGTTTCTATTTTTGTGATCTATATCTAGTGGCGGCCACTCGCCAGTCATATAAAAATAAATTATTTTTTGCGCTAAATAGATGCACCCATCAAAACGCAATTGGATGTAACCGCTGTTGTTAGCAGTAGCTACTATATCTCCTGGCTTTCTAGACCCTTTTTGCTTGATCCATTTCAACACTCCGGTGCTCGGATTATAATGCAAAAATTCCTTCAGACGCTCTTGCGTGATGCTGTAGCGTGTTCCTTTGTGCGCATAGTAATGCGCCATAGCGCGTTTAGCTGCTCTGACTTTTTGTTCAGGCGTTACCGCGGTCACGCCGCAATCCCTCTCGCCGCCAACCATCGCGTCAATTCCATGATCACGACCTCCGCGGTACCGGCAACGGCGTGCCCGCCGGCCTTACGGATCGCGTCCATTCGTTTTTGCTGGATCACTGTTGCCGACTTCCCTGGCCTTTTGATCTCCAGCCCCCACATCGCTCCCTTGAGGCACAGCACGTAGTCAGGTGCCCCGGACGCGCCGAAGCCCATGGTAATCGTCTTGTGATGCCAGACAAGGTCGGGGTCTAGTTTTTTCAGCCACGCGTCCACGTCCTTCTTTTCCCACCCCTCTGGCGTCACGACTGCTGCCTCTTCAGATTGAACTCGCAGTCCAAAACGCCACACCAGCCACAAAGCGGATTCTTGGTCTTGGGCCACTCACCACTCGCCATACAATCTTCAATAACCTCCACTTTGTTATTGATCTTGGCCCACGTCGCGGCGAAGTCGGACAGATCATGCGGCTCGCCGATCCGGTTCTCGCGCAACCATGCATAATGCCCCGCGATCCTGGTAATTGCCGGGATCGCAGCCTTCAGCGTCAGCGCCTGGATTTCCAATTCGAATGGGTCTTCGTACTTGGGATTGCCCGTTTTGAAATCGGATATGAACACGTTGGTGCCGTTGAGCATGGTGACGTCAATCTTGCACCGCAGCCAGACGTCCCTGTCGAAGAAGCCGGTCGGTTTGCAATCCTTGGTGATGCCGGTTTTCTTCTCCGGTTTCGCCTTCCGATCGACGTAGGCCGATACGATCGGCTCCCAGTGGATCATATCGTGAGGCAGCGGCTTGCCGCCGATCCGCAACTCCATCGCCTCATGGACCTTGTTGCCGTAATCGATCTCCGGAGTTTTATCGAACGGCAGATCACGCTTCACGTACTGCCTGAAGCACTTGTACAGGCAGGTGTCCGACGTTTTAAGCAGGGTGTAGGAATATACGAGAGGCTTGGCGAAATTCTGCACGGGCGCTCCTGCACGGCGATCGAGAAACGGCGGGATGTCGGGGAAGTCAGGCATTGATTTCTTCGACCAGCTTCTCGGCCTCTGCCTCGAGGTCGTCGACGAGATCCGCCAGCACCGTGCCGGGAATGTCACGGTGGCGGGTGATCAGCTCCTGGAGCTCGGCGGCGAAGGTGTTCATGCTTCCCTCAACATGTTTCGCAGGATCTTGGCCCGCCACGGCTCCACCGCGATGCCGAGAACGTTCTGGATGAACGCGACGACGTCGGTTCGCATTTCGGCAGTGACCGTTGCCGCAATTTTGGGCTTGCCAAGGGCGCCCGGCGGCCGGCCGCGGCGCTTGGCAACAGCCTTGCGCTTCTTCGCTTTGGCCTTCCCGAAGCGAATCGCGGCGCTGCGATCGACGAGAACAGCCGCTTTCCGGGCCTTCTTCCTGGTCGGCTTCCGCCGCGGCTTTTTCGGCTTCGGATACTCATTGGCGGGAGGAACAGTCGTCTGCTCGAAGTCAGGCATCGCGTCGTTCATCGGTGATCTCCTTGGGTTTGTCGAGTTGGACTGCACGGTTGGTGAGAGCATCGATCAAGGCGCGCAATTCGTGCCGTTCCGTCTTGATGTTGATCACGGCGCGCACATTGATCTGGTCGTTGGTGTCGTCGACGAGGGTCCAGGGCATCAGTAATGCAATCCTCTTCTTGTTCGCTCCCAGTACAGGAAACGATGCCAGCTCCACCACCATGGATTGGCGGGGGACCAGTAGATGATAGGGAGTCTCACCACGTAATCCTTTCCGACGGCTCACCCTTGAACTCGGCCGCCAGCGGGCACTCCGGCAACCACGGCAATTCCCTGCTCATCTCGGCCAGAATGATCTGCTTGTGACGTTCGATCTGACCGTCTTTCGGAATCAAGAGCCACAGCGAGTCGTGTTTGGTATTCTTGCAACGGTAACCCAGTTTTTTCAGTCGAATCATGGCTTGAGACACGACGACGCGCGCAAGGGCTTGGATAATGTTTTCCACAAGCTTGCCGCCGTACAGTTTGACCCAACCTTTGCGAGTCTTCAAGCGCCAATAGCGGTCGCCGTCATCCGGATCGGAAAAAAATTCAAGGGTGTCGTACTTAAGTTCGATACCGTTCGGTAGCACGATGCGACGCTTGCCGGCTGCCTTGTCACACCTGACCCGAAACGGACTCCAGTCGTAAGACTCGAAGTTGGCCATGCGGCGGATGCATTGCTCGCCCTGTTGCCAATAGCCGTCGGTTTTGTTGGAGATGGCCAAGTGCGTGTCGCGGTAGGCATCGCGCGCCTCGACACCCTCAGCCGGTGTCAAAAGTATCTTGCCGCCCGACTTGACACGTACGGTGGACCGAATCTTGTTGCCACCGGACTGGTAACCGGCCTGCAATTCCACAATCTTTCCGAGCTGGCGCTCGAGCGGGTGGTCCTTCTTATTGATCTGTTTCTTGTAGAAGGCGCTGGCGACGCCGATATAGGGGTCCTTGCCGCTGTGAAATTCCTCGACCTTGTCCCATTGGCCAGCACAAAAGTTCAGGAGGCGGCATTCGATCTGCGACGCATCGGGCTCGGCAATCAGCCATCCATCAGGTGCGACAACTGCTGAATTGATTTCCGATCCATTGGTCCAGTTCTGAAAATTTGTGTCGTCTCCCCCCGACCAACGGCTTGTATGAGCGCCAGCGTAGCGCAGGTAGACACACAGAGGTCCCCGACTTGCCATCCAGCCCAGCGTCGCCGCGCGGGTCTGCAGGAGCGTAGATTTCGTTCCCAAGCGAGCTTCCGCAAGAGCCCTAACCTCCTCGTCTTCATCCTGTTGCAACTCCTCCATGAACGGGTCGGTCTTGGCAAAGGCGAACTTGGTGTTACCCTTGTCGGTTACCTTGGTTTCAGGCTCAACGCCGCGGGCGCGCAGCAGCGAGGCGAACACCTCGTCGGAACCGAGATCCTTGGCGGTGACCTGAAGCTTCTCAAGCATCTGCTGTTTGCGGACCGCCTCGTGCTCCCAGACCTTTGCGAACACTTGGCTGTCGCCAATCAATTCGGGCTCGGTGAACATCTTGACCGTGGAATCGACAATTTCCAATTCTTCGGCCGGAAAGCCCATTTTCATAAGTATGCCGAACAGCTTCCAGATCGATTCGACTTCGTCGACAGCGCCGGACGCGACCTGATCCCGTGTGTACTGATCCATCTCAGCCCAATGCTTGCCCGCGAACAAATTATAAGGCGTGATCTTGGGCGGGAAGCCGAACTCCTTGCGCACCGAGTCGAGACTGACGCTAATGTGGTTTCCGAGCATCAACCTCGCTTGCGACATTGTGCAGCCGGACATCTTCGGATGCACATCGTAATGGTGCGACAGGATCAGGTGATCGAATTGAGCATGGTGGGAAATCAGGAAAACGTCAGACCAATCTTCTTGCTGCAGTTGGTAGCGCAAATCCTTCTCGTCGTACCAAACCGCAGAGGTGGCGGCCGACCATTTGACGGCGGCACCGTGCGCTTCGAATCGCTGGTCCCGCACATAGCTTTCAGTATTCATGACCGACAATGTGTACGGTTCCGGATCCCCGCGGAGGTTTTTTGGGTCATAGAACGTTTCGAAATCAATGACAACTGGACGCATCAATTCGCCGCCTGTTTCATGATGTCGTGAACGATTGGCAACAGCACGTCGTCCCTGTCCTCCACCGTCTCGTCGGCGAACAGCAGGAACGGAATCTTGAGCAAGTGATTCGGATGCGTCGGGTGATCAGGTGGCGGCCGCCAGACCAAAATCCGTCGGCGGCCCTTATCGTGGGGCCCAAGCGAGCGGAACTCCATCTCGGACTCGCTCAGGAAGTGCACGGCACGCTGGCGATCGCGCATGGGAGCCGGTCCTCCGGGCAAGCGGATGCGGGCGCGTCTATCCGGGTGATCAGTGAAGAACTGGGCGTCAGGATCCACGGTCAAAACTCGTGCTTGGGTTCGAGGCTGTAGAAAACCACACCGGCGGTCTTGACCTTGCGCAATTCCAAAGCAAGGGCACCGAAAAAAGGCCGCCACTGATTAAGCCGGATGCCAACGACACGATAGCCGAGATCGGGACCGCCATCGGGATCGTCGCCATACATGATCCAGAACATCTGCGCGGTGCTCAGCCCGCCGCCACAAATCAAGGATTGCAGACCAAGGAAAGTCGTGGTTTCCTTCCGACAGGCGGCCCATTTGCGACCGCGATGTCGTATCTCCTGCGCTCCGCTGTCGATCTCGATCCCGTTGTACCGAATCACCACGAAAACGTCCTCCCCGTTCGCAACTGGGCCTCGGCTCCGGCACAGGCCATCCGGTAGCGCTGGACCGTCCACTCGCTGTGGGCCTCGCCAGCCTTGCTGTTGCGCGCACCCTGCTCGAACTTGCGGATGGCAGGGACCGAGTACCCAGTCAGTTCCGCCAGCTGGTCGAGAGTCAGCTTGCGCTTGATGCGCCAGACTTTTGCAGCCTCATGAGCTTTAAGCGACACGAGCAAAATCTCCATGTAGTCTGTTTGCCTCAGCGCAATAAACGGCGTGCGCATCTTCTGCCGAATCAAATTGCCCCAGATGTTTTGTAATGCCGCGAAATCGAATTTGCGCAGTCCATTTCTTTTTCCGGGAATGCCAGGAAACGCCTTTAAGTTCGGAAGTCCCTATTCTTGGGCGGGAATTTGCGTTGTTTTGCGACTGATCGGCTTCTCGCAAATTAATCCATGTGTTGTTTGAGGTAACACCATCTTTGTGGTCTATCCCCTTTTTTGGCCACCGCTTTGTCATGTAAAACCAAGCAAGCCGGTGAGCAGCAACGTGTCTTTGTTTACCTTCAGCGTTTCGCCAAAAAGTGACTTTGCGATATCCTCGCGGCGGTTTGTTCAAATCCGCCCGCTTGCCTGCACATCTGCCTTGCAGCCAAGTCCAAATCCCTGTTTCGGGATCGTAATGGAGCAGGGCAAGCAGTTTTTTGTGCGAAATTCTGAATGGTTTCACTTCCCCTCCATCTTCAAAAGCCTCAGCTCCGTGTTCGCCTCGTCCGGCAGGTAGCCAAGGATGAAAAGCGATCGAAGATACGTGTTGTCCAGGATATCACCACGGCGCCAGTGCTGGTCCATACGCAATTTCTGCATGTCGAGATGAGTCGGGCGCTCGGGATCGGAGGGGTGGGGGATCATTGCGGGATCGGCTCCCATGCCGCTTGCAACTGCTCGACCAGCTCATCAGCCGGAACGCGCCAGAGAAGCAAGGTATCCTGCTTGATCTGATTCACACTTCCGTTGGGACCAATGAGAAAGTCGCCTTCCAAGTTCAGCGGCGTCGATTTGTCAGCCTGATAAACCGTGATGTTGTGGCGAAGAACGTAGTACTGCTCGCCGGTTCGCTTCGTGATTCGGGCCTGATCAGGAATGCGATAGGCAGGCAAAAGCACCGCCAACTCGGTCTCCGCATCGATATCCAGCATTGTGGTTTCCCCTTGCTATGGACAATGTATAGCATGATTTTACGAACGATCAACTCGAAAAGTTGAGATGTGCGTAAAAAATCGCTCTTGACGAAACCGTGACGGCGGGAGCAGTCTCCGCATCCGCGCTTCACGAAAACCCCGCCAGCAAGGGGGTTACTGGCGGGGCGATCACCGAGTGCGCGCCCACAGGGGAATAAGGGAGCCGCATCGCCTTGATACCATCACCGGATTTCAGAGGCAAGGGGTAGACCGACAATGGCGCAGCGCCACAACGTGTTAGGGCATTCGGCTCATGTCGAATGACATGCTCGCTGCTGCGTGTGCCTACGCACGCATGAAATGGGGGGTGTTCCCGTTGCACACGGTCGTCAACGGCGTGTGCACTTGCGGCAAGGCTCATGCCGATGGTAAAGGAGTGGGTAAGCATCCCCGTACCGCAAGAGGTTTCAAGGACGCAACGGATGATCTCGAACAAATTCGCAAATGGTGGGCCCGTTGGCCCGATGCCAATATCGGAATCGCAACCGGCTCAGGCCTCGTCGTCATCGACATCGATGGCCGCGAGGGCATGGAAGAGTTCAAGGCGCTGGTTGCGGCGCACGGCGCACCCCCTGCGACACTCCTTGCGCAGACAGGAAACGGTTTTCACGCTTTTTACCTCACACGTCCTGATTCGCCTCAAGTGCGGTCTTCAGCCGTGGGTAAGGTCCACGTCCGGGGTGAAGGGGGGTATGTCGTCGCCGCGCCCAGTCGCCATGCTTCCGGCCGGATCTATACTTGGATCAAGAAGTTACCCGTAGCAACCTTACCCGATTGGCTAAGACAATGGTCCCAAGGCTATGAGATTGCAAATAAAACTCCCCGGGAGACGGGTCTTGACCATCTGGGTCAATTGCCAGCGCATCTTTCCCGACCGGAAACAATAACCCGCAACGTTAATGCATTAGCCGACAGCCTTAAACCGATATGGTCACCGGCCGAGCAGGCGCGACTGATCTCGGCGCTGTCGGCGATCCCTGCGAATCAGTACGAAACCTGGTTCCAGGTCGGCATGGCGCTCAAAGATCTGGGGTGGGAGCGGCCCGACGGCACCGATCTCGGCTTTGTGATCTGGGACGAGTGGAGCCAGACGTGCCGCGAGAAGTACGCGCAGGCGGCCTGCGAAGCCAAGTGGGACAGCTTCCGACGGTCGGGCGTGTCGGTCGGCACGCTGTACCATCTGGCGCAGCAGCACGGGTGGAATGGGGGCGCCCCTGCGATAGAAGCGCCCCCGGGCAAGAATGGGCCGCAATTAGTCCAGCAACAGCCCCACCTTAATGGCCGCGCCAACGGGCATCAAGCCCTGCCAGCGGCGTTCGGGGGGCAACAACCGATCTTCTTTGCGGATCTGGACGATAAGAACAAGCCGAAGTCGACCTGCACCAATGCAGGCATCGCAGTCGCAGCACTCGGCATCGAATGCCGGAAAGACCTGTTTCACGAGAAAATGACCGTCGGCGGCCACGTCATCAACCAGTGGGCCGGCGACCTCTCCGACGACGCCATCCAGATGATTCGCAAGATGATCCGCCACCGCTTCGGCTTCGACCCCAAGACCGAAAACACCCGGGATGCCTGCACCCAGCTCTGCCTTGAGCACCAGTATGATCCCGTGCTCGACTATCTCGACGGCCTCGCCTGGGACGGCCAGCCCCGTCTCGACACGTGGTTGCAGCGCTACATGGGCGCCCCTGATACCGAGCTCAACCGCGCCATCGGGCGCCTGACCCTGATCGCCGCGGTGCGTCGCGTGCGCTGGCCTGGCACCAAGTTTGATCAGATCGTGGTTTTCGAAAGCGGAGAAGGCAAGGGCAAGTCGACCGCCATCGAAATTCTGGCCGGGCCTGAAAACTTCTCGGACCAGTCCATCCTCGCCAAGCAGGACAAGGAGCAGCAGGAAGCGATGTGCGGGATATGGCTGTACGAAATTGCCGACCTGACCGGCATGAAAAAGGCCGATATCGAGCACGTCAAGGCGTTCGCCTCCCGCAAGGTCGATCGCGCCAGACCGGCCTACGGCCGATTCCGGGTCGACCGGCCGCGCCGCACCGTGTTCTTCGCCACAACCAACGATGACGAATACCTGAAATCCCAGACCGGTAACCGCCGCTTCTGGCCGGTCACCACGTCACGCATCGATCTCGCAGGCTTGCAGCAGGACCGGGACCAGATCTGGGCCGAAGCCGCGCACCGCGAGGCAGCCGGAGAGACCATCGCGCTACCAGGACGGCTGTGGAAGGCGGCGGGCGCGGAACAGGAAGACAGGATGCAAAGCGATGGGTGGGTCGAGCCGATCGCCAACTATCTGGCACTGAAACAAAAAACCGAGGTGACGGTCAACGAAGTCCTATGCGACAACCAGTTCATCCAGCGGCGCGTCGACTCGGTGACGATCGGTGACGCCATGCGCGCGGCCGCGATCCTGAAAAACCTGGGATACGAGAAGCACAAGAAGCGAATCGGAAACGCCACCGCAAACATGTGGCGAAAGAAAACAGGTGAGATTTATGCCTAAATTCATCGTCATAGCAGGCAACCCCGTGGAAGGGCTGCTATATTACGGCCCCTACGACACGTTCGACCTTGCTTGCAAGGATCACAATGCGCCCGGCGAGCACGATTGGTGGGTCGCCGAACTCATCGATTCAACTGATACAGCCGATCACGCGTTGCCGAATATCAGGCGTAGGTGAAGGTCGAACTCACCGTCCCGTTGGGCGTGGTGATGACGGCATTGGCCGGGCCCGCCACGCTGGCCGGGGTAACGAAGGTGAGCGAGGTGTCGGAGGCCACCCGCACCGAGGTCGCCGGCAGGCCGCCCACGGTCACAGTCGCGCCGGTCAGGCCGGTTCCCGCCACGGTCACGGTATCGCCGCCGTTGACTGAGCCGGTCGAAGGCGACAGCGAGGTGATGGTGGGCGCGGCCGGGGTGACGACCGGCGGGGTCAGGGACTGATTGAGGGCGCCGACCAGGTCGCGGATCTTCTGGACGCTGGCCTCGATCGCCGGCGTGTTGTTGACGCCCTGCGCGTTCATGGCGTTCTGCAGCGCGAGAATCTCGGCGGCGATCGCGGTGCCGATATCGGTGACGGCCTGCTGGAGGTCGGCGAGAGCTTGGGCTTCCTGGTTAACGGGGGCGGCCATTTGGGGATCCTTCTGCGGGGTTAAGGGGTTGTGGACTTCTTGAGCTGGCCGGTCAGGCCCTTGAGCCTGTCGACCTGTGCCTCGATCGCCTTGCTGTTGTCGGGCTGGGCACCTTGCGCGCTCGCAATCTGGAGGGCGAGGAGCAGGAAACCCTCGCGAATCACATGGGCAACGTGCTGCGATGCATCCTCGATTGCAGCGATCAGATCCTCGCTGTGACGCTCGGCAGGGTCAAATCGGCGGCCCATGAATGCTGCTTTCGTGAGAGATTGGGCAACGCCTTACCACGGAACTTGGTTCCTGTCAGGTCAAAAGTGATCAGCGGCGCCCCGTCACCCGTCGCGGCATCAGGCGCCAGACCAGCCATCCCAAGACAGGGCCGGCCAGCAGGTGGGCGAGGAGGGGTTTCACCGGTTTTCCTTGATGGTGACCAGCCGCAGATTGGCCAAATCGTTGTTGCGCGGGTTGCCGTCGATATGATCCACGGCCAAGTGCGGATTGCGCCGGCGCAACTCGAGCCACGCCTTCTTGGCATCGCGCGGTGACGGGGGAGGCGCTTCGGATTCGGTCATACCGGTTAGTTCCCGAGCTCGGAGACGTGGTAGCCTGCAGCCGCGCGGCGGGCATCGGCCAGCCCCTTGGCGTAAGCCTCCATGGCCTGATTGCGGGTGAAAAACTGGCGATCGCGATAAGTGTCGTTGATTCCGATCTGCCAGGTGCGGCCGTTGCAGCCGACCAGGATATCGACGGAGCCGTCATGGGCATGGACGAACAGGGAAGGCGAGTGCACCTCCCAGACGAGGCCGGCGTGTTCGATGGTTTTCATTTCAACCCCCTGATGTGCATGGTGTCGACCATGGCGCGGACGATAGCACGGGTTTCGAAACCGAGTGGAGTCCCACCGCGTGTGTTGGTCCAATGTACTTCGGCCTGAGCAATCGTGAAATAGCGGCAACCGGCCTTGATCATGGGTTCGGAGTCAGCGGTGAGGCGCTGCAGGAAGAATGCATATCCGTCGGAACGGGTTTGTCCCTGTATAATCCATTGGCCACCAAGGTCCGCGCCACCAAGGTCCGCGCCACCAAGGTCCGCGCCACCAAGGTCCGCGCCACCAAGGTCCGCGCCACCAAGGTCCGCGCCACCAAGGTCCGCGCCACCAAGGTACGCGCCACGAAGGTACGCGCCACCAAGGTCCGCGCCACCAAGGTACGCGCCACCAAGGTACGCGCCACCAAGGTCCGCGCCACCTTTTACAGCGGCTATGACCGCTTCGCGTACAGTGACTGCAGCCTCGGATGCGTACAGAACGGTGCCGGTAAGACGATGCTTAATCTCAATCATTGGTGGTTCCCCTTGAGGTTTGAGTGATTAGAGAGTGACGCGAGCGGCGAGGCGCTCGCTGATGATGCCATCCCGCGCGCAGGCGTCGACAAAGTCAACGAAAGCCGTGCGGGTGTCGGCCGGGTAGTCGCCGTTGCGGTATTTCTTGCGAACGGCGGTCGGGTGGCGATCCCAGAACAGACGGCGGAAATCGTCCTGGTTGGTGATCTGGCGGGCAGAGGCGTTGCGGTCGCGTTGCATGGTCAGATCCTCACTTATAGACGGCAATGCCGCGAGTGTAGCAGGATTCGATAGCGTCGCCGTTCCCGCCCGCCAACGTGTTCAGGTCGCCCGGCCGGAGGATGTACAGCGCGCAGCCGCGCGGGTCGCCCTGCACGTAAGACACAAAGCCGGAATAGCGCGCCATGATCTTGGCCAGACGCTTCAGGGCGCCGCGCTCGAGGTCGGGCATCGGGACGTATTGCGTCGGGCGCGTGTTCCAGTGAATTTCCTTGAACGGCTTGCCGTCATCGTCATAGATGAATCCCTCCGGCTGCTTGCTGCCTCGCACCACGGTCCAAGAAGCGAATTGGTTGGAGTCGCCGCATTCCATTTCGTGCCAGCGGTGCAAGGTCATGGAGATGCGGCGGAGCGCCGTGGCATCCTCGTATGAGATGCCAGCGGATTGGAGCGCATCAAGGCAATTGAATTTGCGGATCTTAAGCATGGCAGTTCCCCTTGTGAGTTGGTCGGGTGATAGTACATTGTATCGGGTTGGAGTCAACCGAAATAGAGGATTCCAGCGGTGAGGTAGCCGGCGAGGGCGCAGATTCCAAAGAAGGCGCCGGCTATCGTGCATTGGGCGAGGTCGCGAGCGGTCATGACGCTACATTCCAAGGTAAAAGTACCAGCGGCCATTGTCACCACGGACCAAGCGGCCGGAGATGGTGCCGCGTTCGCAGAGCTGTTCAAATTCAGCCTGGTCAATGTCCGGGTAGCTGTCGAGCACCTCGTCGAGCCCGGTAACCTTTCGGTGCCGGGCGCAAGGGGCGGTTTGGGCAGGTCAGTAATAAGTTTGGCGGAATACCAGATTGTTATCCTCCGAGGTCACATAGCCGCGCACCTTGGCGCCAGCGATGGAACATTCGGCCGGGATCGAAAAGTAAGTGTCGGGATGCCCGGTCACAGTGACGGTGCGGCGCATGTCGCCAGCGAGATTGGCCAAGCGGCAATTCTCGATTTTGGCCAGTGTCGGTCCTCCGATCCATTTCGTGGACCAGATAACGGCGCCGTCGGGCTGAGCTTCTGAGGTATCGCAGCGGAAACGCATCGGTCGGTTCCTTCCGGGTAGGGGCTAGGATTGGTTTTAAAGGGGGTAGCGTTCGTTTTTGGGTGGGGGAAGGCTATTCCCCCGCCTCTTGGCGTTCCAGGTACTCGGAGCGGCTCGCAACGGACACGAAGATGCCATAGGAATACTTGGCGATCTTAACGCTGCGATCATGGCACGGCAGGCAGTGAGGCAGATAGGCCGGATTCGGCTTCTGCGCTTCGTGCCAGGCATTGGCGGCGAGACGCGCGATTGCCGCTTTGGTCAATCCGACCATGTCCCCCATGTTGTTTGCTTCGCCGGCGATCACTTCCTTGAGCTCGCGACGCGTGCGCACCATGACGATGTACGGATCGCCGTCGGGCATGTAGCAGCCGCGCAAACCATGAGAAACATTGAAGTATTTGGCCATTTCGATTCCCCTTTCGTTAGTGTCCGGTTGTTATACATTGTATCGGGTGGGGTTGCAAGCGGTTTGTGGTCACAATAAAGTTACTACATAGTTTGCCACTTAGCATTCTATATAGAAGCTTAGGCAACTAGGAGCAAGTCTCATGCACGACATCAAGAACGGGCCAATACCGGGTGTGAAAGACCACAGCAAACCGCGAGGGCCAAGGCCGGCTTACCCTTTCGATGACATGGAAATCGGGCAGTGGATGCTTGTACCATTCGCCGAGGAGCGCCGACTCAACAAAGCGGCCAAGAACGCCAAATACAATCGCGGGGTTCACGTGCAGATCCAGCTTTCGACAGACGGCAAATGGTGGATCGTGCTCCGCGTCCCGTAGCATGTTCCACTTGCGTAAGCCGGAACATGGAGGCGGGAACGAAAAACGTAAGCAGTTACAACCTTGTGCCTGCTGTTCTTACTGTTCTTACTTATTTTATATATGGCACTAGAATTGGCTAAGTAACGGACTAGGTAATAGAACGCCTACGTTACTTAGTCCGGTATTTAGCCAAAACCAGCGCGTAGTACGAAAGGGGGGGTCGCGGTCGGAACGCGGAACATTTCAATTATTTCAACGGGTTATTTTTTCGTGGTCGGAACAAGATCGCAGCGAGTGGGTGCTTTTATCACGTTTTAGTGATACAATGTATATTTTTATTGTTTTCGATGCGTAAATTCGATACATTGTATGAGAAATGAGTGATTCGGAGCGTCGTTTTTAGCTAAAATGGAGAAAAACATTGTATAAAAAGGTATCAGAGGGCGGGAATACAACGTCTATCAAGTTTTGGGATCGGCCTTGTGCCGGTAAAGGCTTGCTTAGTTACCGCTATAAAGGCCAATACGGCTGGATTATGATCGGCGCTCGCGATGATAACGAGGCGTTGTCCGAGGCCAAGCGTTCCATTACGGTTCGCGTCGACGTACATCTCCTGGAGAAGTGGGACGGCGAGCGGTACGTTGCGGTGACCGGTTAGAATTGAAACCCGCCCGCTTTGCGCGGGCTTATTGGAGGATGAGGGATGCCGCCTACTCAGACGTGGAAAGTCTCAAAGCCCGAGAAGGTCGGAGATAACTTTCGAGCGCGCGTCTTGCCGATGACCGATTAGCGGCGGGCTTTCCATTTCGCGAGGTTGAGCGCTCCGGCTTTCAGGCCGGGGCGTTCTTTTGTTTGTTCGAGCTCTGCAGCGATCGCCAGTGCAGGCAATGCACGTTCGCGGATCTTGCTCGCCAGCATGAGGAAGGCCCATCGCGGCGCCTGTCGACGGCCAGCCAACCAATTGCATGCCACGTTGCGGCTGATTCGATTGTCTAATAGCGCTGCAGCCTCGCTACCCGTGGCACCTGGCCGGAGCTGGTCGACTGCGCGTCGAAATGGCGTAACGGCTTGCAAATCGAAATCTCGCGTATGGCCGGAAGGGGCATTCTTATTGTTATGGTTCCGCGCCGCTGCAACCGCGCTCGAGGCCTCAACCCCCAACCCACTCACCTCGAAATAAATCCCTCCGACCGCTTGACTTACACCGCGAGCCGTATCCCACTCAACAGTGAGATACTACAAACCCCACGAAATAATTTGTTTGTTAGCAGTATCAATTACTTAGAGAGGGTTCTTCTAGTGACTACGTGCAGGGTGCCGATGTGAGGTAGGGACGGTCACGACACTGTGAACGGTAACGGATCACAGATGCGTGAGAAATCCCGCCAGGCGATGGCCCGCTGAGGTTTACAATCAGGAGGAGGCCTACTCGTACTTCCGCCGGAAATTTGGCTTGACGCGACCCTAAAAAATTTTTAAAAATTAAAAACATGACCGTAAGATCGAGGGCTTTCACAAAAAAAGTTGAACGATATCATGCAGGTCGCATCATTCGGCTCGAGGGTCGGAAGTTCGGCGAGCTGACTGTGCTCTCACGTGCTGGCCGGAAAGGGCGTTGCATTACGTGGCTATGCCGCTGCTCGTGCGGCGCGGAGATCGTCGTCGGCCGCGATAAACTGCGCGAAGGCCGTAAAACAAGATGCTCAGCCCCCATCCACAAACAAGGTCGCCCCGTTCCGCTCACCACCGAGTACAAATCAGAATACCAATCCTGGATAAACATGCGCGCCAGGTGTCTCGACCCGAGTAGCAAGAAGTATCCAATTTATGGTGGCCGCGGTATTACGATCTGCGAGCGCTGGAACGACTTCAAGAACTTCATGCTCGACATGGGCCGCAAGCCGGACTCGAAGTTCACGATCGAGCGAGACAATGTAAATGGTAACTACGAGCCGACGAATTGTCGGTGGATAAGCCGTAAGGATCAAGGGCGAAACAAGCGCAACTCGGTGCTCGTGACCTACAACGGCAAGAAGATGCTCCTGATCGATTTGGTCGAAGAGCTTGGCCTGTCACGCAACATAGTGTACCAGCGCCTGAAGCTAGGCTGGACGCTGGCGCAGGCGATCGGGCTTCCCCTCGGATCGGCGATAAATCGCGGACGTCCTCGCGGACCGGCGAAAAAGCCCTACAAGAAACGTAAACCTAAACCGCCGGGCCCTGACTACACTCCTTCCGAAGCTCAGTTTTTGAGAAACCTCAAGGAAATGCCCGAGCTGCCGTAGTCAAAAATAGCTATTGCATTCTGCCAAAGCAGGCGTAACCTGCGCCCGCACAACCGAGGAGACAATGAATGCCCGAAGGCCCCACGGAGATCGAGTCCATCCTCCAGTTCTTCGAATACGCACATTTGCCAGAGCATTTGCAGGTAGCCAGCAAGCCTTACTGCGAACTGGCACATCGGGTCGTCACCACGACACCCCGCAACCCCGAGCGCACCGTCGCGCTGCGCAAGCTCCTGGAATCCAAGGACGCGGCGGTCCGGGCGAGGCTGTTCAAATGAGAACCATCGACACCCACAAGGCCAACCCGCTCAACGACAAGCTGAATATCCAAGCGCTCGATGAGCCCGGCGCCGGTGGAGCGAGCCACGTCTATGCGATTTCCGGCATGCAGATGCATCGCAATGTGGCCGCGCTTGCTTGCCCCGATCCGGAGGACGACAACGCCGCCACGATCATTTTCCAGTGTGGCCCGATCGCCGAACAGGGCGTCAACGGCATCACCCAGGAAGTCCTGCTGGCGATCGTCATCGACCGCCTCGAATGTTTCCAGGAAGGCCCTTATCCTTGCAACGAGAACCAGATGGCGCTCCTTCACGCCAAGAAGGCTCTTATCTGGCTTTATGAGCGGACACTGAAGCGGATGGAGCGGGGCGTCGAGGGAACGAGCGAGAAATGACAAAACCGATCCTCTGCCTGGACTTCGACGGCGTCATCCACTCCTACACCTCCGGATGGAAGGGCGCCGACGTCATCCCCGATCCGATCGTCCCTGGAGCGATCTCCTTCATGCTCGGCGCCATGGCGAATTTCCGCGTCGCGGTTTTCAGCTCGCGATCGAACCAGCCGGGCGGCATTCCCGCCATGCGCACTTACCTTCGTGTCGAGGCCGGCACCTGCTGGTACGACAGCCCGGCAGGTCCGGGATTGGAGAACGTCGAGTGGCCGCTGGAGAAGCCGCCGGCGTTCCTGACCATTGACGATCGGGCGATCACCTTCACCGGAGAGTGGCCCGCCATCGAGACCCTGCTGGCGTTCAAGCCCTGGAATAAGAAATAGGAGCTACCCCCGATGGAAGTTCTCCGCATCATCTCGGAATCCTGGCCCCTGGCCATCATGTTCATCGCTGTCTGCGTTGCCGGCGTGATTCTCTATCTGATCAACTGGTTCAAGCGTTCGGATCTGGAGGACAAGGCGATTCGCGCATCGCAGGCGCTCGTGGTCCGATCGCGTGAGGATCACTGATGTCCAAATCCGGCCTCGTCGACATCGCCTGCTTCGTCCGCATGGAGACGCCGCGCGCCTTCCTGATCAACGACGGGCACCGGGAGGTCTGGATTCCCAAGTCGCAATGTGAGGTCGAGCAGGTCGGTGACAAGTCGAGCATCTGCACGATGCCCGAGTGGCTTGCCAAAAAATGTGAGTTGATATGATGCCGCAAGACTGTCCGGACTATTCGCAAGCGGATGCTAATCAGCTCGTCGAAGAAGCCGACAAGCTGGATGCCAAGAGACCCAGGCCCGATGCCAAAGCGATCGCTGAAGCAGTGAAAGAACGAGAGGCAGAGTTGGCGAAGGCAAGGAACGACCCGGATTTCGGCGACTACAATATCCCGCCGGGAGGCAACCACCCGTGACCAGCACCCACTGCCATCGCGGCCACCTCCGCACCGCCAAGAACACGCGCTGGTTCACCAGGAACGGGCGGCTCTATCCGATATGCCGCATGTGTGAGTCGATCCGATACAGACAGAAGTATTGGACCGACACGCTGTACCGGCAGCGGTCCCGCGCCAAGGTCAACGCGTGGTATCATGCCAACCGCTCGGCGGCAGCGAGACAGGCGCAGCTGTCATGTCACTAGCCACCAAGATCACATTTTGGATCATCGTGCTCGGCTACCTGTTCTGGTGGCTGGTTTTGAGGAGGTACTGACATAAGCTGTTTGGATAACGAGACCAAGCGGAAGATTATCCAAGGTTCGTACAACATGATGCGCGCCAAGTGGCGGGAGAGTTTTGAGAACGAGCACAAACAACGGCTGCTTGAGCAGGCGAGGGTCACGGTGTACGGCATCGACCCGGCCAAGCATGGTTCTGAAGTCACGGCAGTTCACGAGTTTGACTGGCGCTTCCTGACGCGCGCTGCCGACGTGCAAGTTTCTCCAGCGGCCCCGCCCTGCCCGATTGCCGAGGTCGCTTTTCCCAAGCAGTCCGAGACCGACCGCATCTGGAACCTGATCGTGCTGGCGGCCGAGTCGTCGAGGTACGGATGACCCTCTCCCGCCGCTCCCTCATCACCGGTTTGATCTCGCTCGTCGCCGCGCCTGCGATCGTCCGGGCCGGCAGCCTGATGCCGGTGAAGCAGATGCTTTCTCCGACCGTGATGGAAGATATTATCGACATAACGCGGAGAGCGTTCGTGCCGAGACTCTATGCGCAATCGGGCTCCCTTCGTTATTGGAACAGCGGAGAAGATCAAATCGTCCACTGGTCCAACGTGCCGCCATGGACCGTCGAATGAGTCCAGAACAGTTCAAGATCGCCGGCATCCGCCTGTTCGGACGCAAGCACTGGAAGTCGAAGCTCGCCGACGCCCTCGCCGTCGACGTCTCCACTATCCACCGGCTCGGCGCCCGTAAGGAAATCCCTGGCCCCTACGAGATCGCTGTTCGCGGCATGATCGAGAACAAGCGCCGGCAGGAGGAGACCGAGCGGGAGGCGCGCAAGCTCGGCTTGGTGCCGAGGAAGCGCCGCAAGAAAGTTCTCAAGGCTCGCAGGCCGGTGCCCTACGCCGGAAAACCCAAGAAGGAGAAACGACGTGAAGAAAATTCTGCTGGTGACCGTGCCGATCTTGTTGAACTGGATCTCGCCGGCCCGAGCGGTCGATTGCCCGACGCCGGGTGAGCCCTGCAAGGTCGTCATTCTGTCGCCCCAAGAGGAGAAGGCGCTGACCGGCCAGAACGGCCTGCTCGACACCGCGGCGCAGGGGCGGTCGCTCGAGCTTGGCGGCATTGCCGTATACTTCAAGCAGAAGATTCTGACGGCGCCGGCCGGCGAGGTGAAGGCGGGCGAGAAGCCGGCCGATCCGCCCGCAGTGCCTCGGATCGGTCCGACGAACGCCACGCCAAATTAGGGCTTGACGCTACCCCAATTGTAGTACATCGTATCACCATCCTGCGGCTCCTCCCCTCGACCTTGCCCGCAGGTCCTTGGTCAATTCCTGGCGGCCGAGGTCACTCGGGGCGCTGTGCCGGCTCAACCCGTCTGCCGAGTACAGCGCCCCGCTTTTTGGAGAATGAGATGGAAGATTACGAGCGCCTGAAATTGCGTCTGGCGTGCCTGGAGATGGCCAAGCAGGTCGCTATTGCGAGCATGGATCCTTTCGGAATCGAGCGGCGCGCCGAGGAATATTGGGCCTGGATCATCAAGCAGGACGCACCGCCGGTCCTTATGCCATCGTCCAGCACCGACGACATCCCGTTCTGAGATGCTTCGCCCCCTCCGATCCACCCGCAAGCGACGGCCACGCAAACGCGAGGTCTCGCGTTCGTTCCGGATCCCGCCGGACGTCGACCGCGAGCTGGCGACCGCTGCGAGAGAGAAGAGATGGAGCAAGTCGTTTTTGATCAGGGACATCCTGGTCGGGTGGCTCACTTACCGGAACGCCGGGCCGAAATTGGATATGAAAGCAACTGAGGGGGAATACGAATGACCAAAGACGAAAAGGGTTTTCTTGCCTTCCTGGTGATCGCCGCGCTGTTCACCATCGCCTGTGCATGGTCCAGCGCTTGGCCGCATGACGCTAAGCGGCCGGATCTCAACAAGTGGTTCGACGGCCTGACCAGCGGCAAGGGCCCGTGCTGCTCGAATGCCGACGGCACCGCGCTGTCCGATCTCGACTGGGACGCCAAGGACGGGCACTACCGGGTCCGCATCGAGGGCCAGTGGTGGGACGTGCCGGATGAGGCGGTGCTGCGCGAGCCGAACTTGTCGGGGGTGACGATGGCATGGCCGATTTACCGGCGCTGGCCGGGCAACCTGCAGATCGACATCCGTTGCTTCATCGTTGGCACCATGGGGTAGATCATGAGAATCTGGTTCGATACCGAGTTCATCGAAGACGGCAAGACCATCGACCTCATCTCGATCGGCATGGTGCGCGAGGACGACAAGACGCTGTACCTGGAAAATCTCAGTTGCGAGGTCGCACTGGCGTCGGACTGGGTCAAGGAACACGTCCTCAACAAGCTCGACTATATCCGTCACGGCGTTGCGCGCGAGGAGATCGCGCCGAAGGTCCTGGCGTTCGCCGGCGAGAAGCCGGAGTTCTGGGCCTACTATGCCGATTACGACTGGGTCGTGTTGTGCCAGCTGTTCGGCACCATGATGGATCTGCCGAAGGGTTGGCCGATGTATTGCCGGGATGTCAAGCAGCTGT